AAAGAAAAGGTATTGAATATGAATGGTAGTGATTGGGGTGAACCAAATATCAACTACAAAATAGATTGTATCATTACTGATGAAGAACAGGAAATGATTAACAATTTAATTAAAAGAATTGATGATGAAAGTCAAGACTTTGAAATAGAAGATGCGAGTGGTGAACCAGAGGAAGGTTACAGATGGACAACCAACGAAGATGAAGATGAAATTGAATTTGAAGGAAACTCTCTCAAAGTACAAGTTGAGAGAAATTATATGACCACAACCCCAAGCGAATAATATGAAAATAATAATCAACAACGTAGAATTTCCTTTTAACGAAGGGTGTCGTTTACTTAAATTGAAGTATGACAAATGTCCAATGAAGGAAATAGAAGATTTTTGGGAAGACATAGTACCAATGAACTTCAAAGATATTGCGGTAAGTTTTACCAACACCGAACAACGTAGAGTAGGTATCTTATGTTTAGGTTTAGAAAAATTGGTGAGTGAAGTAAATCCAAGACTGATTAAATCTGAAACCATAAAAAAAGAAACCACTTGGGTTGATGAGAATGGTGTACTACAAAATCATAAGTTCAACGACACTTATGAACTATACGAAGTAGATGGTAGTATATGGGGTGAAAATCAAAGAGGTTGGAATGTACGAAATGTTCATTATGTAAAATGTAAGGACACTTCAACTGACAGAGAGTATTTCCTTTGGATAAATGCGTCAGATGTATTTACTTCCAATAACTCAATGACAGGTTCAAGACACTTGGGAGTGAGTAGTTCTGAAAACTATGGTAATCTTATCACACCAATCCAATCAATCGCTTGGACAATCCAAACTGATATTAAAGAAGGTGGTATTGAGAAAATAGTTAGACAGGGTGATTGTATTCTGATTAAGAAAAAAGATACCGCAGAAACAGGTTTGGTTAGACACTTAACTGAAAAAGAGTACCGAACCCTGTTGGTGTTAGAAAGTTAATGTTCATAGGTTTAATTGTTAGAAAGACCTCAACGAAAGTTGGGGTTTTTTTTATGTCCAACATTTCCGACGCCGGGCTGCACTGTCGAATGTTCAACGGCTTAAAGCTGTAAGACATCTGACCAATGCAGCGCTGCGCTGTTAAAATGCTCAGATTTGCTTATTAATGCATAAAAAAAGAACCCCACCATTTCTGATGAGGTTCAACTTACTAACTAACCATCCACAGGGGGAAACACACTATATTAAATCGTACCTTCTATTCCGTGTATTTTTTTCGTAATACGTTTACCTTTCTTTTCGTAGTTCTCGTATCCGATAAGGAAGTTGTTTTTTTGAGTCCCGATTAAACAAGAGCCTTCAACTTTAACGTTACCATAGTTTACTTTTAACTGCTTCATAAAATTGTTAAAAGATTTTTCTAACTTACGGCCAATAACATCTGACGGAGGCACAGGTGCATTTTCAATTCGGTAATGAGTTCCTATTCTTGAAAATTTAATTCCGTACATTGCCTTCTTGTTAAAGTTAGGAACACTCTGATTTAAACAATCTCTCATAGAATCCAGCGACTTCTTTAAAGCGTCGGTGGTGTCTTTTCTTGGTTTTTGTATCATAACTTTTCAGTTTGTTTCCACAAAGGTAAGGGTATAATGTGGAAAAACAAAAAATATAAAAAAAATATTAACAATAATTTGGATTATCAAAGTAATAGATGTATATTTGTACTCAGGATATTTATCTATAAACATATAAACATCTGATTATGAAATTAACTGATATACTTAACGAGAGTCCTCAAAGGGAAGTTGGTGAGGGTGGTTTCTCCCGAGTAATGACTACTATGAGAGGAGCAATCCCTAAAATCAAGACCATAGGAATTTTAACCGCAGAAAATCCTTGTGCACAAAAATTAACTCCACAAGAGAATAATGTAAGAAATGCCAAACTCGAAAAGATTTTAGGTAGTTACTTATTTGGATACAGGAAGGTAAAGGGGAAGTATGGTAATATGGAAAATAGTTTCCTGGTGAATAACATTACAAAGAGTCAGTTAATGCAACTCGGTGATGAGTTTGTTCAAGAGAGTATTATCTTTGGTGATTACTTTGAAGAAGGTGATAAGTACGGAATGGTGTTTAGTATGATTAGAACTCATACCTGTGATAGTGATGAACCTGTTGGTACCATTATGGGACAGAGAAAGGTGTTCATTGATAGAAACAATGAGGATGACTTCTACTCCGAGATAAAAGGAAGAAGATTCCAAATCCCATTCTTTGAAGTTCCAACCTTCGACGACGAGAAAGGTACGATAACAGGTAAAGAGTTTGGGAAAATCTATGACACTCATTATGACGATGCCGAGTTTGATGGTAAGGGTGGTGAGATTAAAGGCTCGTATAGAACCTATCCATCTAAATCAAATGCTCCTGATAAGTTATCTGATGAGGACAAAGAAAAGATAGAGAAGTTAAATGAACAATCGTTGGACGAGTCAAAGACATTAAAGTCTCAATGGGAAAAGAGAGGTAGGATTGTGAATATCCTTAACAAATATATGTAAGATTGTTTTTTAGTGGTGATTTAATCGAAGAAGGGTGGACAGAGATGTTCACCTTTTTTTGTGATATAACGCAGGGGCCCTTTGCGCTAAGTCCAATGTTCAACGGCTAAGAATCAAAAGCCGTTAGACTTGTGGGATTACCAGGCAAACGCTGGAGCAATCTGGTTTATTGCGCATATTCACCAGTTTTTCTTTAGCGCAACGCAGCGCAAATCCAAAGGATGTCATACGGCTATTGTGCCGTTAAACTTTTTAAAAAAATATAAAGAAATATTTGGTTTAGGTCCCATAATGTATTACCTTTACACTGTTATAAAAAAAACGACCCTATGTGGAAGATTTTCAAAACAGCAATTAAGATTACCCTGACAGTCTGGTTAATAAAATCCATATGGAAAGATATTGGACCGGATGAGATGGATAAGCTTAAATCAGTATTCAAACAAATCAATTAAAAACAAACACAATTATGGCAAGAAACAACAGACTTATTGACGTCGTGTTCGCAAACGTCGTAGGTAATGACGAACGTGTGAGTCAGTACGAGAAATTCCTGGCAACAGACAAAGCACTTGGAATTCAGGAGACGGATGACATCAAAGATGCAAAGAGACTTTACAGTTCCATCCTAAGGAATAACAAGACTGTATTGGACGAACTTGCAAAACTTGAAGAATCAATTGTACAGTTAAGATGTCGTGAGCAAGTGCTCAGTGATTTTAAATTGTCCAAGGTACGTGAATACATCTATGCTAGAGCTTTATTCTTCAGACCCGGTCGTGAGGTGAAAGATATCCGTGTAGTAGTTGGCCGAACAGATGTATACGGGGAGGACCTTCAGGACCTAATGTTCAACGGCGACTTTATGACAATTGCTCGAAACAAGTTATCGGAAGCAATGGATGTGGAGATTGCAGAAAACAAATACTACATCAGAAACCTGAAGTCTAAGTATGGGGAAAAAATGTTAGTAAAATAAATCTAGTATTTTTTGGAATATTCTAGAATATATTTTAATTTACACCCATAAACAAATGACATATGGTCGGATACAATACGGGAGCAGCAGATTACCTCCAAGAAATCAAGGTCCTAAGGGACAAGATGCATTGTGAAATAGTTCAGGAAGCCACAGTTAAGACATTCACCAAGGAAGACTCGACGGATGGTATCCTACTATTGGATGAACCTTTCAGGTTTTACTTTAAACTTGAGGAGGGATATCCTGAGGAAAGGTATGTTGTGGCAATCGACTGTAACACCGGTGTAGTTATATGTGAAGATATAAATTGCCGTAGCAAATTTTTTAGGTACACTGACTTGACTCTTGATGAGTTAGGTCAGTTGCATAAATCCATCGTGATTAATAAAGAATATAAATTTACGTTGTATGACGAACAAACGTTATAAGGTCAGGTTCAACCTCGGGAGAGGGCAGAACTATATGAAGTGGAAGGTAGTGGACCCTAAGGGGACGACCTCGTATTACTTCCCGACCGGTGTACAGCTCCGTATGACGGGATGCACTTTAAAGAACAATAAGGCTGCAGCAAAAAGAATCTACCGTGGAGAATCCAACAAAGTAGTTTGTGCTTGGGTCCTATGTGAGAAGCTGGACTTAGTAACTGAAGAGTTTGTACAGCCGGTTACCAACAGGTTGAAGTTCAACCCACGTACAGCTCCGAACTGGCAGCTCAAACAGGGACCTGATATCTTAAATGCGGATGACGAGTACTTCAACGAAATCACAACAGTGGATTATCGATTATACATAACTAAAGAATAACTGCTATGACTAACAGGGAAAAATTAAAAGAACTACAAATTAATATGGTTCGAGGAGTAATCGACCATATGAGGATTAACAACCTTGCTGAGGTTGAATTCCACACTGCCTTCAGAATTGACGTCGAGGAATTTTGGGCTGATGACTATCAGATGGTACCCAAGATGGTGATTGGATTAAATGCATTAGGTGAACTATACTTGGATGACGGTGGGGTAGTTCCCATTGGACAAGCATATGCTCACGAGATTGCATATACTCTTGACCAGCTCGAGCAGAAAAAATATCAGGTAAATGAATATGAAACTGTACCGGACAAGTAAAATGTTTAACAGCTATGGAAGAAAATAAAAACAATGAAGAAATGTTCACATCAGATGAAGTGGACTTTATAGTAAAGGAAGTAAGAGACTACCAAGCAAATATTGGTATACTCATTGCTGTGGCAGTAATGGGCTTGTTATTCTTGAGGGACTATTTCCTCAGATGACAGCTCACTGTCAAATGTTCAACGGCTTATTAACTAAACAAACATAAGATGAAAACTTTTTTAACTAAACTCGGGTGGTGGTTCGATTATTATTTTGCGTACTTTTTATACCACCCAACTAAGAGGAAACGCTACCACCGTTATATGTTCCACAAGTATGGGAAAGTATATAACGAACGTTGTCCTGATTGTCACAAGGAGGAATCCTCTTACGAGAATCTGGAACAACATCGTCGTGGACGTTCAAAGTATTAGTATGAAAATCTTTTTAACTATTGCCACCGTCTCGGTCTCATTAGGAATTCTGTATCCCCCGTGGGGGACACAGTTCCTTTTAGTTGCAGTATTAAATCTGTGTCTCTATCTGATGGACCTGAAGACGAAACCCAATGTTCAACGGCTACGAACCAAAAAGCCGTTAGACATCAAGCCTCCACCGTCGGGACCAGTACCTCCTCCTGATTTTCCCTACGTCCAAGACGTTTTAAAGGGTTTGTCAAATATCGGGATAAAGAAGTCCGAAGCCGTTAGACTTGTATTACAGGTCCGTCGGGACAATCCGTCCCTACGGGACACAGGGGAAATCCTGAAAAGGTGTATTACTTTATCTTACCGTAAATAATTTTGGCGGATTTGACTTTGTCATTTTTTAGGGTTATATTTTATATATAAACATTTAAAGAAATGGCAAACAAAACCACAACCCAGAAAAAGTCTCGTCGCACACCCGTAACAACTTACGTTCCTGTGGCGAGCAATGTGTACTTCGACGGTACGTCATACCGTGTACGCGTTATTAAGAATGGCGTTCGCAACAGCAAGAATTTTTCTTCTAAGCGTGCAGCTTTACAATACCGCAAACAGTTGTTAGGTTAATCCCCACAACTCGACGTATGACTAAAATCCTTCGGAATCCCCGAGGGATTTTTTTATGCCCCGAAGGGGATGTGCTACGTCACGACAAAGGAGTGTATGACTGAATTAGCCGTATGACATTGTTTAATTCTGTTTAACTAAACCCCCGAAACATTAAACAAAGTATGGGACCTCCCTACGGTCGGTCCCGACAGGAAACTGACGTACTACGTCACGACAAAGGAGTGTATGACGACATATATGTGTATATGTATGTGTACAAATTGTGGATATAAATGTATGACCTTTATAAAAAAATAAAAAACGGGTCGTGATTCGCGGACAGGACAATCCCCCACATATTACCACTTTTCCCCACTTTATCCCCAAAACTGGTTTCTCTGTATTACGAGGGGGAATTTTAGGGTGTAATACCTATATATCAATATAAAAATATATTACGATAAAATGTATGACAGAATGTCTGGTATTTTAGGGGTATTTTCTAGTAAAATTCTAGAACCTGACATAATTGGTCGGTCCCTTTCGGGACCTCCCTTAACGGGGAAAATTTAAATGTATCCTTTGTACACTACCGGGTTTATATAGACAACCTCTTCTAGTTCTATATCCTTGTTCATTCAGTAAATTACTAATTTTACTATAGTGAACTTTACCATTACTCTTAATAAAGTCATCGATAAATTCCTTACATATCTTCCAATTCTCATTCTCTAATCTATTCCTCTTTATAGACTCAAGACTTTTTTTCTTAGCTTCTTTTGTGAGATTTTCAGGGGAACCCAATATAACTCCTCTATCCTTTGCACGTTTTAATCCTTCCTTAGTAAGTCTCTTATGATTTGTAAAATCCCTTCCGTGAACCTTTCCGTGACAAACCTCACATAATGGAATAGTCTTAGTTCCCCCTTTTACTTTAGGAACTACGTGGTGATTATGTATATTCTCCACCGAATCACATTCAAAACATTTAATAATATTCATATGTAATTTAACCTTTTCATTGTGTTATTTCTTATGTCTCTAATTACCCTTAATAATTGTACATAAGTTCTTCCTTTATATCTTTCTAATAGTTCTTTTGGGGGAGCAGTTCGTTTTGGAATATTCTTTACAATTTCCTTTAGTTCTATCAATTCTTCATTAGAGAATATTGTCTTTTTCTTTGTTGAGTTAAACAAAGATGATTTTATTTTTTGTTCACACCCGCAAGATGTTGCATTACCCATTCTTAAAGAATTTAACGATATGTCCTTTACAGTCCCACAATCACATTTACATTTCATTGTCCTTTTCTCAATACCTGATTTTAAAACTTTAGGTTCCGACTCCGAAATTACCGTTAGTTTGTTATATCGAGTACCCGGTTCGATTTGTAATTTATACCTACCAATTATACCGTTATATCTCGGGACAATTACTATATCCTTTTCCATATAGGGTACAATCGGATTTGCCCACAGTGTACAAATATCGGGTATCTTATATCCTTTACTTCCATTCTGTTCTACCCAGGTCGGAGATAGGTTTTGGTAGTAACATAATCTATTAATCATTTCAACATCTTCTCCTGCAGCATCCAATGGAATAACGTGGTCAAGGTTCCAAACCGTTCCATAGTTATCCCAATTCATCCCACTTAAAAATTGTCTCTCAATAAACTCCTTTACCGTAAAGAAATCTACACCTAATAACTTCTCAGTTTTAGTATCCTTTTTAATCCATTCCCTGTGTTTTCTCTTAAACGCTGAATTGGTTAACTTTCTTAGGGAATCTTTTACTCTTCGATACTCACAAGATTTAACAGCTTCCAATTCTTTTTTATAGTCTCTTATCCTATTTTTGTAATGTTCCTTAAATTTATCCGTATTCTTAATTCTATGATAATACTCAGATTTTTTATTTAATAGTTGTTCCCTGAATTTAGGGTCATCCCTATACCTCTTATCTATTTTACTTTTACATTCTTTACAATAAGATTGAATTCCTCCGAAATTAGATTTTAATTTACTGTAGTCATTATAGGGTTTAATTATATCACACCCCGGACATTTTTTCAGTTGTTGTTTATGTAATTCCAATTTTAGTAAGTATTCCTCGGTGGGAGGTTTAAATTTTAACCTATAACCCACCATACATTCATTACACTTACTTTGATATCTTTTATCAAATGGTCTATTGTAGAAATTAGATAAATCTTTAATTAGATTACATACTGTACACCTTTTCTTTCCTTCAGAAAATAATTTATAATACTCAGCTCTTTTACCTTTCATTCTTATTAAATTATACTACCAATACTTCTTATGTACAGGTCTAAAATAACATAAACCCCTTTCATCATATCTAAACCCATTCTTCTTTAGATACTGTTTGATAGTTTGATGTCTAGTGTCAGTCCCCCCGATTCCCTTCCAAGACGACTTTATATCAATATAAACCCACATATACTCCATTATATTGGGATGAACAACTACCAATGTGTTAAGGTAAACTCCCTTCATCTCCGTATAGGGTTTCAGATACTCCAATACTTCTTTGTTTGTTTTCATACGGTAAAGATATGATATATTCTTGTATATTCCAAATAATATTCAATCCTCCCCCCGCCGGAACCGGGTTTAGTCCCAATAACCGTGTGATTTTCTGAAAAATTCTGGATTGTTTCTGTTAAGATAGGACTTAATCATTATATAAAACATCCATAAAATACCCTTGTTCTTAAAACGTCTGGGTGATGTGTAGGTTCCCTTTATCTTATGTATCTTAAATTCCTTTGGGTTTACCTTCTGTGATATGGAATAATCCTCAGCAAAAAGTTCATTGGGGTTATATCCCCCGAGGTTCCAATACGTATGGGTCTTCCATAATTGAAATCCTCCCACCGCGAAAGGTGTCCCCATATAAGTGGATAGAGATTGGAACGTATCGAATACTCTGAACGTCCATCTATATGGATAGTCCGTATAGAACGGAACGGTAATCAAATCCTTCTTATACCCCATACATTCTTCCAATATACTTGGATTGGTTAAGAATACATCTGAGTCCAAGAATAACATATATGGGGTTATTACCAATTTACTACCGTTTAATCTTCCTGTACTTGGATATCCACCTTCTATTACCGTAATCTTTAATATATGTTTGAAGTCTGATTGCAATCTTTCTATATACTGTAAAGATTCTTCTTCATCTGATATATCTGCTATGATTACTCTTACCCCCGAAATGTGGTTTTGTTTGGAAATATTATATATACAGTCATATAAGGTTCTTCCCTCATTCTTGGATGGGATTACAATTGTTAGTTTCCTACTTAATGACCGTATATTCATTGTTGTTATATATGATGTAACTATTATTTTCAATCCAATCCCCGCAGTTCAGATACCTTATCCCATCAACCATTCTATCCTCAGGATGATGAATGTGACCCGAGATAACCGTTGAACAGTGATGTTTCTTTGCCTGTCTTGTTAGTTCCACCTCATATTGTGTGATAAACTTAACCGCCTCCTTTACCTTATTCTTAAGGAATTTGGATAACGAACGCTTAAATCCCATCTTCTTTAATGACCTATCAATCGATATCGCCATATCATATCCAACGGAACCAAGAACGCCCAACCACTTTAACTTAACAACACCATCATATAAATCCCCGTGGGTTATAAACGTATTGTTCCATACATATTCATTGTGAATCTCCACATTTCCAAAAGAGAATTCCCCGTACTCCCTTAGAAACTGGTCGTGATTCCCCGGTATGTATATAACCTTTGTCCCATTCTTTGAATGAGATAATATCTTCCTCAATACATTGGTATGTGATTGGGGCCAACGGAATTTCCTCTTTAATAACCATCCGTCAATTATATCCCCAACAAGAAATAGATACTCAGGTTGGTATTGTTTTAAAATTGTTAGGACTTGTTCCGCATTGGAACCTTTTGAACCCAGATGAACATCTGAGATGAATAATGCTTGTATCTTCATTCCCAATAAATATCCTGAATGGATACGGGAATCTGTTAACAAAATATTATAACTTCCGAGTTTGGACCATTTTTACTTCCGAGTTTGTCATATAAAAACTTAAATGTCTTCATCTCTTGTATGTAAGTTAACTTCAACAATCAATTGTCTAATATAGTCTATGGTATCTTCATAACCACTCAATAATATATCCTCAATTCTATCCGTTGTTATATAATCATCAAAGGTGAGTCCATAACAATCATCAATCCGTGTTATTGCTCTGTATCTTGTGGGAATACCACTAACTCCATTGGTATGTAGGAAATCTCTATTGGTTACAATAAAAGCGTGACTCCTATCAAACGTTCCATTTCTCCAATAATTGAAATCCTGTATGGATGATGCTATTACCGCACATTCCCTTGTTCTCGGTACTGCCGGAACTACATCAAATAATTCATTATAGACAGTTCTACCCGCCATTCTTCTTATTAACGGAAGACTTAGAACATAATGGTCATTCTTTCTTAAGAACTTAAATTCTTTCATCTTAATGTATTTGCATAGTTTCCTGTATAATATCCTCTATTCCATATCTCCGACCTTAGTTCATCCGTGTATGGACAATTCCTATTATTACCAACCCCCGCATCGAATCCTTCCCTATATGTCCCAATTTCCCCACACTCAACAATATCCAATGGAATATTATCCCTCATATAATAAAGAGTATATGATTCATTCTTTATCTCCTTTTGAAAGAACTTAAACTGTCTCATCTGTTAGATTCTTTATTATAATAGGTTCATCACAATGGGGACAATCCTTAAGAACCAATAGATTATTCATATGGAAACTCCATTTGGATACCATTGGAACTTCCTCGGGTTTTAGTTTCCTGAAACCATCTTGATTATCCACCTCACCATATATGTCATAGTACTTACCTTTGTATCTGGTGATGATATGATTCCCATTTGTATAAGGAATACACCCTTTATACATCTTGGATAGGAGCAAATGAAACTTATAACATCCACCCTTGGAATATATGTGGTGAATGTATTCGTCCGTATGGTTTAGTTCCTCAATGAAGTCAGATATTCCCATTGTCTTGTTGTTTAGCAAGTTCTATAAGTTTATCTATACAAGCATTCTCTACTTCTTCGTATGTATCAAATCTTCTTAAATCATTTATAGAATAACCATTTTCATAATGAGTTATGCTTATAAACAAATCATACTTCTCCCTAAACCATCTAAATGCTTGTTGGTAGAGTGGTGAAGCACAAGCATAACTAAGTGAATTTAGTTCAGTTGTATTTGGAAAGTAGCAACCTTCCAATGTATAAAATCCAAAGCATTCTTCATTAAAACCTAATTCTTTAAGTTCTAATGCTTGTTCGTATGGTATAAATTCTTTGTTCATATATTATTTGTTTTTGTAGTCAGGACAGGATTCGAACCTGTAGGATAGGGCTTACCAAGAGCGACTCTGCCTAACGTCCATTAACGTAATCGTTACCAATTCCGCCACCTGACTATATTTTTATTATTGTGTTAACATCGTAATCACAATACCTAATAAGATTGAAAAAATTACAGCGGTTATTGTAAATCCTACCATAATGCCATCAAAATATGTTTTTTCTTTTTTCATAACTTATTTATCTTTTGGTTTAATCCCGATAAAAAGAACCAATAAAGAAATTGGCAACCCTAATATCATCCATACATAAAAACTTACGAGTAGTGATGGGTCTTGGTCTCTTGAAAATGATGCCGCACCTGTTAATGCTAACACAAGAACAAATCCGGACCAATTTAATCTTTTAATATAATTTTTCATATGTCCATTAAAAATTCAAGTATTGAACTTAAAGTTGTAAATCCAAAAACTAAGTAAAGTAATTTCACACCCCAAAACCAACCAAACAAATCCGATTCTCCGGTTAGGAACCAAAAGATTAGGTACCAAAAACCAAATGATATTAATACACTCAATAAGAATATTAATATAACTTTTAAAACTTCTAACATAAAATAAATTTTAATTTGCTTCGGCTTCGTAAACAATTTCATCCACGGTCTCTTCAATCATTGGTTGGTTCTCCAACTCCTCAATAACAATGTTAATTGCTTCACGATATCGGGTTTCTCCCGGTTGGAAATAGATTCCGGTTAAACCCAACACTTCATTATCTATGTAGTGGCGGTTTTTACCTTTACCTTTTAATATTTCGTGGTCCATCGACACATCATCCCAATAGTCCAATACAAGTTTATGTCCACCCTTATCTTTGTGTACCAATCTAACAATATTGTTATGACTGAAGTTCTTAATAAATTCTCCTAGTTTCATATTATTATTTTTTAATTAATTCAAATAGATGCCAAACAAAAGGATTATCGATATATGTACCAATGTACTCATATTCATCAATATTTCTAATGTTATGACCTGTACCGTGAATTTCAAATACTCTCTCTTCTAACTCAGCATCAACATTAACAATCGCCCACATATGAGGGATGTCATTTTGCATTTGAACGGTTAATATCTTTGCTCCTTTCGGCATCATTATAGTACCTACATCAACTCTATATTTCCAAATCTGTGTCATATTATTTAATTTTAAAAAAATTAACAAATCTATCTTTTAAAGTAATTTTGTTTTTCTTTAACATCTCTTGATATTCTACTACTTCAATCGCTTCACTCATTGAGATTGGTGTTCCTCTTCTTACCTTATCAGATAATTCTTCAAGACGTTTGTCTATGATTGTTTTTCTAAATGTATTTTGTAACATATTGTTATGTTTTAATCTTCAAATATTATTTTACCACATTCCCAACATTTATAAACACCCTCACGATAACCTTCTCTTCTTCTTAAAGGATGTTCACATTTATTTTTATGCGAGCCAGGGATTTCATCATCACCAATCAACTCTTCATTACTCAATCCACCCCAATCGTCATTTTTAACAATTTTGAAGTTGAGTGTTAACCATCCTAATAGTGCTAAAGAAATACATAACCACCAATACCATTCTTTATCGGGCACAATGGTCCCCATCAACTTGTGTATAATATATGTACACATCGGTATATACCAAATGGCTATTGTTCTCCACGGATTTAAAAAACCACGTTTTTTAATTTTCATAAGTTATTTCTTTTTATATTACAAAAATATACAAAAAAATCAATAAAATGCTCAGTATTTATACTGAATTTGGAATAAACCATTCGGGAATCTCACCATTCTTCCACTTTGAAAATGAACTCTTGGTAAAGTTGTAATAGTTTCTGTAGGATTGGACGTGACACATTTCTTTGTACTCATTAGGCATCGCTAGTGGTGGTTCGATAAACTTACCTTCTGGTATGTTTGGTGGGTTATCACAACACCATAGAATAATGTCATATGATTTGTGTGTTTTAAGATATCTACGTTTGTACTCCCAACACAATTGAATACCCAACATACATAACCATCTATAGTTTTCAGTATTAGTTCTTGTCCATATAGCACAAGGATGATTCTTATGAGATAGTTTGTATGGTGCTTCAGAACCGGTTACCCAATGTGCACCACACAATAGTTGTGCGGTTTCAAGTATCATCTTAACAACGTGTTTGTCATTGTGGTATCTTGCACATCTTGTGGGGTTCTTATCCAAGTAAAATATATTCATTACCAAGCATTTAATAATTTTGCAATTCCGATAATTGTAACAATGGTTGTCAATGCACTCACAACAACCACACCAATTGGGTCATATAACCAACTTTCTTGAAGAACAATTTTAATCTTCATCCACCATTTTGGATTCACCTTTGTTACCGTTGTTGTTTGGAATAATTTTATTGGGTTATCATTTAAATCTCTTCCTTCATTAATCCGTCTTGTAACTTCCGCTCGTCTCTCCTCCGTTAATCTATCGTGACGTAAGTTCCTATCATAAAAGTATCGTTCCATCTCATTATTGGGATGACGAAGTCTATCATATTGACCACGGTTTGTGTGATATAACATTCTTCTACTCATATGGCCCTCAGGGGTGTCCTGAAAGGTGTACTCATCACTATAAACATAACCCTTAAAAAATTTGAACGGTTTAATCATAAACTATTATTCTGCGGTAACATTTTTTTGTTCAATAGCCCTACTCACCCTCCTCTCAAGTTCGGCAACTCTTGACCTAGTTGTATCATCCCTTAACCTATCCTCCAATTCTCTCAACCTTCTCTCAAGTTTCTCAACCCTCAAAATTAACTCATCTTGTCTATTTCTCATCAATCTACCAAATAATATTTTGACTTTCTGTAATCAATTTTTTCTTGATGTGAGTCTTTCCAATTTTGGATAATATCCAATGCTTGTTCTTTGTGTTGGAATGGATATGCTCCTGACCTCCACACCTTAAATGGTAGGTAGAAGTAGTTTGTTCTATACCATATCCTTTCTTGGGGTAAGTAATATGTCGTTCCATTATATACCCACGTTTCGATACGATACTTAGGTTTAGCTTCTGATGTTATCACTCCCAATAACATTAGTAATAAAATAATTTTTTTCATCGTATATAAAATATACTAAAAAAATATTATAATAAAAACTTTTAACGATACCTCCTGTTTAATTGTCTACCAGCAGCAGACGGTGTTTGTAAATAATTGTTATAGTACATTACAAATTCTCTACCATCTTCTTGGATGACACATCTAAAAAAATCGGGTAACATTTGTGTAACCGTACAATAATATCCACGCAAGATAAATGAAGAACCAACTTCCAATCGACACCTATCTTTATACTTGTTCTTCTGAAAGAATTTAAATTCACTTACCATAAATTTTTTTAATTTTATAATAGAGTTTGAATAGTAATTTACTCAACCATACCGGTCGTCTATAATAAAATCGAGCCCATTCTTTTTTCTGTGGATAAGACCAATGATAACCTACCATTTGTTCAAAGAAAAACTTTCTTAATCTCCATTTTATTTCTTCACTAAACGATAACATATAAACATCACACATTAACTCGGTTTCATCGTAGTAGTATTCATTACTGTTAATTGTTTTAAAATAAAAAATGGTGTCACCTATTTTACACAATCCTGAGAGATGAATGTCATAATGACTATTCACCCAAAAAAATTTTAACTCATCATAAGGTAATGTGGCAATTCGATTCATAAAAAAAATTTAATTATTTATCCTCAACCCAAATTTCTATCGGTTCGTCAAATGGTGATGTCTTGTTTGGTATATAATTTGGATTCTTTACACTTTTCCAACTCATACCACATCTATTACACTTACAACGATTAGGTGCCCACCCAAAATTGTATGTGTACTTGTGTCCGAATATTTTACAAATTAATTTCTTCATCTTAGTAATTTTTAATTAATCCAAATAAAAAACTAATTTGTAATTTTCCAGTTCTACCCCATTCTATATAGAGTAGTGATTCGTTGTGGTTGATTTCTAATAACGAAAACCAACTTCTTCCTCTACCTTCGATTTCAATATCGAATAGTTCTATGTTTAATCTCATAATGGTATGTAAAAAAATAATGAATCAAATTTTGAATGTGCGAGAAAATAACTACCGTCTTTACATCGATATAAATTAACTCGTCTACCATTCACTACGTCAGTGAAACGATATTCAATAAAGGTTGCAAATAATCTTTTCATATTTCTTACCATTTACCCCATTGGGATTTGTGTCTATTCTCTTCGGCAATCTTAAAACCCAACCATATTTCTTGAAGGGTTTTTTTAAATTTAATTATTAATTTGTTCATATGCTTTTGGTGATGGTAAACCACTATATTCACAATGAAAATCTTCTCGGTACTCTCTTAGTTTTTCTTTAATCTCCTCGGGAAAGTACATACCATTAGATTCCATATCAGCAATAGTTCTGTTAACCGATTTATAAATTATTTTCTTTTCTCTTTTAGGAATAGATTGTTCATCAAACAATCTTTGCATCATAACAAACAATGCGTCTCTTCCATATTTTTTTGCGTTCGGGTCATATTGATACCCGTTCTTTTCCATACTCATAAATTCCTTATACACAAGAATACCGAATACTAAAAATAAGGTAGACACAATAGTTGTAAGAATTATAATATCTAAATTCTCCATTTTTTATTTTCTTTTAATGTTTACAAAATTCAACAACCCTAAAATTGTTGGTGGCCATAACCCAATAAAAATTGCTTTCAAAGGATTGTTTTGTACTAAGTAAATGTATTCACTCACAAAAATACAAATTACACACACCATTAAAATAAGCATTTCACTTATACTGAACTTCTTCATAATTTTTTAATTTAAACTGTTTGGATAATATAATAAAGTTGGATTCTTTTTTTGAATGTCAACATCGGGATACTCTTGTTTGAATTTCATAACATCAAATTTTTTGGTAATTAAATGATGTCCGTTTTTTGTTGGGATAATCGATTCAACTTTCGGTCCAACCTTATACCCAATCGGTATTCCTACCTCGTCATATTCAACAACAGTAATTGGTTCACAACCATATTCAATATGGGCAACCATTAGTGGTGAGACTTGTGGATTATCAATGTCAACAATCCATCTCTTCTCCTGTGTTTTTAATTGACCAACAACGGAATCAAATAATCCTTTTTGATTTTGTACTCCGTTCTTAATTCTTTCCGCCAAGGTTGCCAACATATCCAATGAAACATCTTTGTGATTTTGTTTTTGAATATGGATGTATGCTCTCGCCTTAAACACCTCACATAATTGTTTTATCTCGTCATATCTCATATCGAGATATGAAATACTATCAACACAATATGTCTTTATTGTCCTGACTGACTGATGATTATCTTTCTCACCTTCGGGTTGGTCCTTCTTGCGTTTGAAAACATAAAGCATATAAAAATCTCCGACTTCGGAGAAATTTAACAACTGCTTAATTTTTTCGATATTATCTATCACTTTTGTCAGTTGATGTGAAATATTTTTCAATTGCCTCTAACCTATCATCAGCATCAATTAACATCTTAAGAGCATCTTCCGCATTGTTGTAGAAGTCTTTCGTTGAATGGTCACCAATACCTACACCTTTATTACCTAAAAGGTCTAATGATAGTAATGCTTTCGCTTTATCAGCTTCCGCCGATGTTTGTAACATTTTAATTAAATTCTGATTCATATTTTTGTTTGTTTAAAATAATGATTCAATTAAGTATGAAAGTTTATATCCTGTAAATGCACCAAGTGCTGATGGGATTGGGAATACGATTAACTTACCTAAACTTGTTACATATCTCGGTCTGTTTTGTATCCTACCCAACATATAATAATAACTCAAGTAACCAACCATAACCATCAAATCAGTTCTTGTGGATATAAACACTACGATTGTTGCACCAAGAAATCCAAAGAAAAAATTATCCCTAACTCCTTCCCATACCTCTAGTGAAGTGGCTTCATTCCACTCTTTTATTATTCTTTGTAATTTTTTTCTTGACATTATTTTCTTGTATCGAATTTTTGAACTATCGACATTATATCTGTGACGTCTGTTGGTCTTAACCAACCCACAACATCTTCGGTTATTGGTGTGTCATATAGAATTTCTCCGGTTTCCTCACTAACAACCGCCAACTCATACAAATCTTTTTCATTTCCATATGAGTAGTCGTGTTTAACTACTGATACACCGTATCCATTCCCAAAATAAAGACGACTAACTACACCATTATTTATTGGGTGAGGATTAAAAACCAAATCATTAAATGTTTTCATACTATTATTTTTTGGTACTTAATTACTTTGAAATGTTCTCTATATTTTTCTCTCGGTATCAGATACCCCATCGTGTGACTGTTTATATCACCCGATTCTTCTGATACAGGAAACTCATTGTTTGATATAATCTCTCTAAGTTTTGTTACAGGTATTGACCACAATTCGTCCAAGTGAAAAAAGAAATTCATCCACACATCTGCGGTCGTTGTTGTTATTCCTGAATCAACTCCTCTACTATGAAACTCTATGAATATATTTCCAGTATCCTTTCCTTCAATCCATATCTCTCTTTCCCATCCTTGTGGTTTAAACCACTTACCTGGTATAATATAAACATCGGTTTTGATTTCGTACTTAAATGGTTTTGATTTATGTTTTAATTCTAAATCCCATTTTTTTAAATCACCTCTCTCTTCCGATTCTCTTACAAATTCTAAACCTTTATAGTCCATCAAATATTGTGCAGCCATCTTCTCACCAATCTTACCAATACGATTATCCTTTGTGAAATTCTTTTGACTCACAATGTTATCAATATCAGATTTGGTGACGTATAGTTTTACCATTAATATTTGTTCTTTTCTGATTTACTTAACTCTTTTAAAACCTCAACACTTCCTTTCAAATTTTCAAAATCAATATCTCTTTCTAAATGTTGAACGTTTATCTTTGTTGCAAGTACTTCTTGTAATGTTTTTTTAGCTATTGAATCTGCCAATTTTCTTTTTTGTTTGGTGGTATCAACACCTAACAAAGGTGCTTCAAACTCAACTTCTAATTCTAATTTAATTCTGTATTTGAATAACATAGTGTAAAGTTATTATATTTTTGGAATATTCCAAATTATTTTCGAACAATATTAATCATAATTCCTGCTAACCCTGAAGAAACGGTATAGGAATTAAATCGGTTATCGTTTATCCAACCGAAGTCCTTGAATCTGAATATGATATGCTGTTTCCCTTCAAAATTGGCGTAGATTGCGTTATCCGCATAATCGATAGAAGGTTGCAGTATAAACCCCATTTTCCAACTCTCTCTAAACTCTTCTTCTAATTCGTCAGGAGTGATTAGTATCGTCATAAGTGTCGTCGTTTTCCGTGAATCTATAATGTTCAATGGTCAATAAATCTGAAGTAATATCAAAACCCCAACCATCAGGATATTCACTAGTACCTGTATGTGTTCTACCATTACAGGTTATTGATTTCACAACGACAACAAAGTTATCGGGAAAATGATTTAGGAAGTCATAGATACCTCTGTATTGTTCGGTAACTATGAAATGGTCTAACCCATCTAAATTTACATTAGTGTCATATATCCAACTTGGAGAAGAGTCTAAATCTAATCCGGTACTTCTCCCTGAAAAAAATTTAAAACTTCTCATAGAAAAAATATAAGAAATAAAATTTAAAATTCCAAAAGATACTATGAAAAGAATGAATATTTTATAATGTAGTAAAGTATAGTACCACCGGTCCAAAATACTAAACCACCGATACCTACTGCGATAATAAGTGCAATGATTCTTGCTACTTTATCTGTTTTGCTTGAGTCCATATTTCTATAATTTTATATAAGTCGTTAGCCAAATCCTTATGTCCGTCCTCTGAATAGTGACCATCCTCCATCACACCCAATGTCTCAATTGTGAGTGTTTCATATTCGTGTAATGGAATCACATTTTCAAAAAAACTAATGATATTTTCGTCATATTTTCTTTGAATATTCATATTCGAAAAATACCAAAATATTGAGAAGATATCTTCACCACAAACCTTTTTTATTATTTTGGTGTAGTTAGAAACCTCCTTATAATATATACTTGAGGAATTACGATTTACACCAATCTCCTCCAAACTTTTTTCGGACACGAACCTGTTGGGTGATTTACAACCCGCCTGAATCATAACCTTTTCAAACTTGTTATTATCATCCGCAATTCTAAACCTATTAGGATATGTCCAATTGACTATCACAATGTCACCAGGTCGGATTTGGTCCATCACCTCAATAAAACTATGAAATATTTCATCATTCGAGTTTCCTGCCGATGCCAATATCTCTAAATCACATTCCAATTTATCCGATATAATCTCACCATAACACTTCGGTGAATAACCTTTCCAAATGTGGTATCGAACCCTATAATCAATAGGGTCGTAAAGTTTTTGGTCAAAGTCACTGAACTTCTGACTAAAGGAATCTCCGAATATCCACAGTTTCATTATAAAGAATGTATTCTCGTTTTTATTTCATTATAAAATTTATCTGCAACTATTTCATTTCCAACCTCATCGAACTTATTATCAATTACAGTTGCACCTTTCTCTTCAAAATACTTAACCAAACAAGTTGTTGATTCATTACATAAGTAACTTCTTTTTGCTTTAAATGATGGTCTTGCGGGATATATCAACCTATCCTCATCACTTGACCAAAAAAACAAATTATATCTCTTCGATTTCGCAAGTTCATCTAAAATATTTTCATAGTAATAAATCTGTTCACACCATTTTTCAGATAACCTATCTCTAACCACATTCTCAATATATGTTGAGTCAATGTGTTCGTCACCTAAATCATTTGGGCTGTAACAAATAAACTCATCATTGATTGGTGTTCTAAAATTACAAACATTACCCCAACCAATAATAACAATATCATCACTATGAATCAAATCACATACACCACAGAAATCATCAAAGATTTGATAGTTGCAAGTTTTATCTTTTGATAAGTTTTTAACTTGGTATCCTAATTTCTCACCTAATAAAGTTGTCCAACTACTATTACTGAAACCATCACCAAATACCCACATTACTCTAATCATAATAAACTCTTTTTTATTTTGGTGGAGATTTCTTTGTAAAAAACTTCCGCCTGAACCCGATGTCCAATTTCACCAAAATGTAAATCGGGTATTTTACCCTTTGTTTCCATTTCAACGGTTTTTGCACCCTTTTTTCTAATTAGGTGTGCTAATACACCATCAACAGAATCTGAACAAAGGTACTTTTTTTTATTTTTAAATTCTTTTGGTTCATCGTAGATAATTTTACTATCACTTGACCAAAAAAATATCTCAAAACCTTTGTGTTTTGAGAGTTCTTCTATTAAATTTTGTCTATCGTAAATTTCTCTTGTATATATTGGATTAGTTCTCTCAACTAAAAGGAAATCTAACGTCTCCGTTGACATATGGGTTGAGTTGACGTCACTATTTTTTGTGTGGTTTGGGAGTACTGAGATTAATTTTGGTAGTTGTTTTTCATCATAACTGCTAATCCAAAATCTTGCGAGTTGCGTCCAACCAATTACCACAATGTCACCCTCATTAATCATTTCACAATTGTCACAGAACGCACCGAAAATATGGTCATTAGAACTACCTCCCACTCCTTTATTTTCAACCTCCATACCCAACATCTTACCCAATCTATGTGGCCAAGTTTCAGGTAACGTTCCACCTAACCAATCTCGATATAACATATAGTTGTTTTTCTCACCATTCATAGAACTCAGTGGATGATATTCTGCGGTGTAACTACAACCAAATGTCCATAACTTATTCATTGTAATATCCGTTTCTATATCTGTTTATGTCTCTTAGAAACATTTCTGACATTACTCTATGACCAACTTCACCATAATGTTCATCATCCGGTAGAATTCTATTAGTCTCTTCGTGAAAACTTTGTGCACCATATTCACGGAGAAACTTAGTCATATCCGTATTTGCTTCAGGCACTAAACAATTGTATTTGTACTTAAATGAGTTATCTTCTTTGTTGATTATTTGTTTATCTGCCGACCAAAAATATAATTCGAATTGCTTAGCAAGACTTAATTCCTTCATTAACTTCATAAAGGAATATATCTCATCACACCAAACAGGGTTAATTCTGTTAACCAATATTTGTTGCATCACTTTTAAATCATATTGTACGTGGCTATGTGCTTCTGATGGAATAACAGAAACCATTTGATGGTGTCTACCCATATTTTTATTGACAATATCGAATCGTTCTTTTCTCGACCATTCGACAATTACCACATCACCTTTTTGAATTCTTTGACAGTTTGCGGAAAATCTGTTGAATATTCTGTAGTTAGAAAAACCAGGGTACCCCATATTTTCTTTTTCTAACCCTAATTCTCTTGCAACAATTGTGGGCCACACATCATTTATATCACCACCTCGGTAATTTCTATATCTGATGTTATTATTTTCAGATTCATCACTTTGACCGGGTTTCAAATATGATGTAAAATCATATTCTGCGGTGAAACTACATCCAAATGTCCACAATTTACTCATTACAATATATATCTTTAATCTACTTTATGGAATGTCATCTCCTCAACAGGGTAACAATTGCGTAAAGCTAAAACAAATGTTTTCAAATGTTTAACACAATCGTTATCAGCTCTCAGTGCTGCATTTGTTAGGTCGTTATTTACTACTGATTGTACAAAGTCACCTCCTTGAAATCCTACCTTATCTCTTGTTCTCATCACAGAAACTATGATATCAACGATGTGGTCACTAGCATCAATTGCATATCTCTTTAAAAAGTTTTGTGCTGCTGGATAATACAAATCCTCAGTTGTTTCTACGTTTGTCATATTATTTGTTTTTTTGGAAAATTTTGAACTTCAATCATTAATTCAGTTACCTCATCTTCAGTTAAAAAACCAATAGGTCCTACTAATGGTGTGTTATAAACCACATTAGCGTTTTCATCTAATGTAACCAATTCAAATAAACCTTGTTCGGCACCTAAAGAACAAGCGAAAGACCTTGTTACACTAACTCCCCATTCATTTTCGAACATCAACATTGAATACTGTCCATCTCTATCGTGAGTAAATTCAATGTCTTTAAAAGTTTTATAACTCATAATGAATTAACGTGTTTTATATGTTCATCACACGCGTTTATTTTTTCATATAATAACATTCTAACCATTTTACCTAACTCGAAATCATTAGAACAATTTAAAATCATTTCTGATTTTAATGTGATTGTTTTTTTGGCATCTTCAGACATTTGAATCATTTGTCTTTTATAGATGTTTTTCTCGTCTTGGGTATTATTCTGTGACATTTTCAATCAAGTTAATAGATAATGGTTTAACATATTCAGGTATCAGTTGACCAACTGTACTAACTTTGACGTTAAATTTGTTTGAGAACCACTGAGTTAATATTTCAGAAGCCTCGTAATTGTACACATCAAAATTATCAGCAATAAACTCAACATCAGTTTCTAAAACCCAAAGAGTGTTATCTAAACCTAATTCGTTTTTAGATTCAAAACACATTCTAAAGTGTTTATTATCCTCGGTTAAGAACTTAGAACTTCCTTTGACTTTTATTTTGTACTTATTAAATCTCTTATCTAAAGCCTCAAATTCAAGTTTATTCTGATGCATATAGTCTCATATTATTGTATTCAGCAACATCATTATTCTCGGCGATTAAACCATATTCTTTTCGAACATTTTCATAAATGATGTTGGTTGGTTCATTAATATATTTTGATATGATATTAACAAAACCGTAATTAGATTCATCAACAATTTTTTGTGGTGTGTTAGGTAATCCACAATATAGTGCCTCACCAACTTCACTAATGAACATTCCTGAATAGAAACCTTTCAAACCAAATAAGTTAACAAACTTATCGGCGTTACACCAAATAAACACATTATCTTTCTTTTCTTTTAAAAGTGGTACACAATGTTGGTCAATGATATACCCCGTGTTTCTCCAACCAGAATATTTGAATTGTCCCACGGAAAAAAGTCCACCAGGACTTCCGTGACCCATCATCATAACTCGGTCGTGTTCGTTGATAAGGTTCATTACGTCCATTTTAGACATACCACCTTTCACAACAGTCTTATCCACAACGTCTTTGTAGACAATGTCGAGGAAGGATGTGCTCTCATCCTCTGGATGTATAATTAATGTTTTCATATTACAAAGATAATAATGTTTTTGAATATTCCAAAAAATATCTAGTATTTTTTATAAAAAAGATATTCCGTTATATTCTTTGGAAAACGTCATCAACGATTGAGTCTGCCAACTCTTTGTAACCCTCTTCTGTTTTATATCTATCATTGAAGGTTTGGATAGAATGAATTGCGGTTGTGTGGTCTCTACCACTAACCATTTCACCAATACTTTTCAAAGGGTAAGAAAATTCTTTTCTCATTACCGCACAAAATATGTGTCTTGCGTCACATACTTCTCTTTTTCTTCCTCTTGAAAGAATCTCAGTTACAGTCACACCGCAATGTTCTGCGACGATACTCATAATTTTTTCAGGGGAAATAAGACTTCTTTTGATTCTCTTCTTTTTAGGTAATAATGTTTGTTTAATACCCGGATAAACGTAAGGACTAATCATTCATTCGTTTTTTATGATTAATTAATATTTGATGTAACTTATACCACCTTGAGTTCCGTTGAGTGAGTTGTTGTATTTTTTCTGTGCAACATCTCTCGGAATTATTTTAGAATTCTTGTGGTAGATTGCCCATTTCCATTCTTTATCAGGTCTATAACCAGGACCTTTCCAATGGTGATGTAATGATTTAGAATAACTTTCTAATCTTATAACCGTACCCTCTAAAACACTATTTTCAGATACTTCAAGATACGGCATTCCTTCATATAATTTTGTTTTATTTGGACAATTATACATAACCGCATAACCACAAGAAACTGATACTTCTAAATCTGCATCACTTCTTGCTGAAATCAAAAGTGCAATATCTGTTGGTGCTTTTAATTCCTTCTTAACTTTTGATTCGTACTCAATAAGTCTAGCAAGATTGGAACCAAACTTCTTCATTGCCGCTTGTGGTGAATCAAAGATATCAGTACAGATACCTTCTTTTAATTGTACTTTATATTGTTTAACTTGCATAATATATTTGTTTAAAGTGAGCCTGAACGGAATGTTTGAGGTTGGTTTTCTCTATCTTCATATTGACGTTCTTCATTTCTTTCTTCGAGTTCACCCATCAATCTTCTTTCTCTTATTCTTCTTTCTTCATTTCTTCTTTCAATTGCTTGACTAAAAGGGTTTAATCTATCTTGTCTCTCTTCTTGGACCGGTTCTTCCATAACTGGAGATGGTTCTTCCATTGAAACAGTTTCTCTTAACTCTTCTCCTATGGGAGATGGTGCGTCGAACAAATCTGATTTACTTTTCATTAATTTATCTTCGATTACCCTTTGTTCATCGGACAATAAAAATCTATTTGTTTTTGCTTTCTTCTCTTTAGAAACAGATTGAATCAAGAGTCTAATCTCATCAGTCAATTCAGTATCTAATGAATCAATTCTACTATCTTTTTGATTCCAAAAAGAAAACTCAGGGTCATTTTTATCTAAAGAATAAAAACTTGCAACTTTATATCCCGTTACTTTGTTAATACAATATATTAATACTCCTTTAGACGAATACTTAATAAAATATTCAGGATTACCTTCAGATGTTGTGCACCATTTAGTATTTGAACCATACTTTTTAGATGCTAAGTATGTTAATGGTCTAACAATTAACCACTCGTCAGTGTCCATTAGTTTAACTATTTGGGTTTCCATCTGTTTTGTGGTGACTTTCATTTCAGCCATACTCAATTGATTTAAAACATCTTCAAATGATTTATACTTACTTAAATCATTTTGTGAAATTAAACCTCTTTCATTGTATTCACAAAACTTTCTAAAACTTCTTAAATCTTCAAAATTAAAGAACGCGTCAAGAAATCTAAACATTAATAAAACTTGAATGTCAGAAAAATTATTCAAATCCTCCATTCGAATGAAATCAAATTTATTAATCAATGATGTTTTGATTTCAAGTATGTGTTCATCTAATGAACTGGTGTTTCTCATTAATCTTAGTAACGTGTCTGTGTACTTTGATTTCTTTTCAGGACTGAACAGCTCTAAAACATCTATTAAATTTAAGACATTTTGTGTATCAGTTTTTAGTTCTTTTATCTTTGACATTATTAAAAAGTTTTTAATAAAAATATAGAGTTTTTATTTTAAAATAACAAATTATTTGATGTTATTTGTTCTATCCCATTTAGCTTTTCTTGCTTCTGGTGATAACATATGACTCTCATCAATTGTATGAGGGATTTGAACTCTTACACACGTTTGCGGTAATCTACTATTCATAAAATAATTGTTGATGTAGCCCATCATATTTGCAGAGCCTATTGGGTTCGCGGAGTGGATATAAATCTGTGGTAGTGGTATGTTTTTATTCATACTCTCAGCAACTAACCACTTACAACAATCATAACCTGTTTTCTCATTAACTATATTGTCATAGTTTAATGTGTAGTTATTTTTTACGTTTGTATAATATTCAACCATTGACAGTTCACCTAAGTCGTGGTCCAATGATATAACTTCATAGTTCTCTAAACCATTCAGTCTTATATGACTAACAAACTCATCATAGTTTCTTACTACTTTCCAATCACCTTCTGTTGGTGTTCTTACATCATCAAGATATAAGTAAATTTTATTTTTATTCATCTTTTTTAAATGGTTTTGAATATTTTGGATATAGATTTTTCCAAATCAAATCCGAGTAATCTTTATTATCTAACATTCTAAATAGAAGTGCCTGCAAATCTAATTTTTGTTCTTTAATTTTTAATGCAGATTCTTTTCTTGTCATTTCAGGTTTAATAATGTTCATAAATGTTAACTGACACATTGTGTCGGTTATTCGATACATTTCCAAGAACTTACTTTCCTCACCCTTTACCCAATCATAGAATTCATCTGGTACTTTATCCAATATTTCATCGAGTGGTTTACCTGCTCTTAGATATTCCCATATGTCACGATTGGATACATTAGTTAAAATTCTATGAAGTCGTTTATACTCTTCTCCTTTGATTTTCATACGAAAACCATTCTTGAAACGAACAACATATCCCTCTCTATCCTTTGATATCTCCTCCTTCAACAAATCATAACCTTCTCCCCAAGTTTTATATAACATAACAACACGAAATCCAATATTGGAAATCATATTTTGAAATCGAATGTCTTCATCGCTGTTATGAATATCAACTTCATTACCTGATTTTGTTTCAATCATTCCTAACAAAACAATATCTTCATAATCATATTCACACACTATTCTATTCTCTTTGTAAATTATCTCAAACAAATATGTGTAACCCTTGTGTAGTCTTTCGAAATCATATCTATCTAAAAGTTCTTTTCCTTTAATTGCTTGTGACGATGTAAATGACCCACGAGTTGCCATAATCCATTCACCTTTTATTTTAGGTGTTGGTTCATAATATGGATTATCAAAATCAGGTAAGTTCTTTGGGTCAAAAAACTTTTCCATACCTGTTTCATAATTGTTATTAAACCATATGTTGTATCTTCTTTCGTCACTCAATTCATATTCATAATAAAAAAGAATACCTAATGACCCATCCATTTTTTCATAAACCTCAAAAAATTCGTTTGGTAAATCTTCAGGTTTATGTTCTTCGTAGTTAAAGAATTTCTTAAATGGTCTTGCAACAATATCACCTTTAGAATTGGTAACCAATCCGCGACATTGAATTGTAACATCATCCCACAACTTTTCATATTGAACTCTTGGACTATAATTCCAAATAGTTAAATCGAGAGTTGGGTGAGTCTGTTTATGTAACAACCCATCTTTATGATATTTTTCTAATGTCTCTAATTTCATCTATCAACGTTTAACATATCATCTGTGTGATGGTCATCAGCACCAAGTTCTGAACCTATTTCTCTTTTCTTCATATCGTTCAATATCTTCTTCAAATCATATGGTGCGAACTCAGGGTTACCATCCATACCAACATCCATTCTACGTCCATTACTATACTTTTTATGGTTAGGTAAGTGACAGTGTCCGTGAAGATGAACACGTCCTTTACGTAATCCATTCCACGACGATATTGGATAGTGACACATCTCTATTGTTTCGCCTTGATATGAGAATTGTTCAAACCAATTCACGCTTAGAAATTTGTTACGAATATCATCTCGATTTCTGTCAATGTGATGGTCGTGATTACCTAAAACTAAATGAATATTCTTACAAATTAATCTGTTGTAAAATTCTTCTATTTGTTCAAATCCACCAAACGACCAGTCACCCAAATGTATTAACACATCATCTTGACCAACCAATTCATTAATGTTATTTACAATTGCAGAATTCATTTTATCGATAGTTTCGAAATCTCTAGTTTGTGCTATCGGTATTGAACCATCAGGCATTCTCCATTTGGTAGTTCCTCGACATATATTACTATGATTGTAATGTGTGTCGGATGTTATCCAAACCTTTATGTGATTATCTATCTTTATCATCTTACTAACAAAAATCTGTTGATGTACTTACTCGAAGTCCATCGATTATTAAATCGTCATATTTTTCATTATCAGTCCAAAATGACCCGTGACCTTTTAGTCTTTGTTCTTTACGATATTCTTTATTAACAACCAAACCATCAGGTTCACCCCAATTAAGTGCCATCACAATAAACTCATTTACATCTAACTCTTCTCCATATTCATCAACAACACGACCATCTCTAATGAATTTAAGTAGTTCTTCTTTATTGGAGTAGTATTTGTTATCGTGAAAATTCCAACAGAATTTCCAACCACTACTTCGTTTACCTAAGTGAATATTGGTACCATTAATGAAAGTGTCCCAAGGTGATTCTGAACCCCATTGGTCATCAACAGCGACTCTAAATCCACATTCAATGTTAGATGGTGATATGTCTAAATTGGTGATACTATGAATTAGTTTAATCTTTTTGTTTTCCATCTCTTCCACAGTTGGAATTCGATAATAATTTGTTCCCATTGTTAGTAAGTTCTTTTACGTAAAAATACATATTATTATTGATATTACAAAATATCAAAAAAAAATCCCCGAAAAATCGGGGATTAAATTATAACTTAACGTTGAATCGGTCTTTCATTTGTTTGACTTTTTCATCCGGTACCCCGTGTACATTACTACTTCCGTGACGATTCTCAACAACAAGAGTATGGACACGATATTTGTATCTTTCCGCAATTTCAAAATACTTCTCCATTTCCCACTCCTCGGTAAATGTATTTGCAACAACGATTCTACTGAATTCATTCTTCATTCTCTCAGCACATTTCAAAAGACAATCATTATGAGCCTCTTTCAATTTTGAACCGTCGAAATTGTAAATTCCTTTATCAGACATAAAGAAGTTATCCGCAGATAAAACATCGGGATTATCACCTCTCACACATCTCAAAATAACCTCACCTACAGTAGTTTTCCCTGAACCAGGTACTCCTCGTAGTAAGATTAAATCACCAATATATTCTTTATCTTCCATATTGTACATTTTTATAAATACCCTACAAAGATATAAAACTTGGTAATTCTAAATCCTTATCTGATATTCTTTTTTGAGTTTCTGGTATTTTCCAATCAATTTTTAAGGTTTCGTCATTGTAAACGATTCCACCTTCAGACTCCTTATTGTATTGATTATCAACCTTATATTGAAAGATTGCATTGGTACTTAATACTGAGAATCCGTGTGCACATCCCCTTGGGACAAAGAGTTGTCTATTCAAAGACCAACCCAACTCCACCTTAACAACTTCACCGTAGGTTAAGGAGTCCTTTCTAATATCCACCACAACGTCCAAAACACGTCCTTGTGTACACGTTACTAACTTAGCCTGTTCATACTCTCCCTTTTGGAAATGAAGTCCTCTAATGGTCCCATAATGAGAATATGACATATTATCCTGAACGAACTCAACATCATATCCCACATTTTGATTAAAGTCTTCTTTATTGTATGGTACCGAGAAGAATCCTCTATCGTCGTGAAACGATTCGTATGTGATAAGAAAACATCCCTCGATGTCTGTCTTGATAAACTTCATTATTGAATGTTTTTAAACATTTGAGGTACTGTTCCATACACCGGTAACTTACCATCCCATTTATTAATGTACTCTAATTGTAACAACAATGGAGTTAATGTTGCTTGTTTTAATCTGTTTGATTCCGCTTCCGCCTTTGCAGATGTCAACATTGCTTGAGCGTTACCTTCGGCGGTTGCCACTTTAATCTTAGCTTGTGCCTCGGCCGTTTTAACTTCATTCTCCGCTCTCAATGCCGCTTGAACTGCGTTGTTCTTAGCTTCAATAGACTTCTTAAATGTCTCAGGATAAATCAAGTTAGATGTGAATTGGTTGATAACAAATCCTTCTTTTAATAACTGCCCATCCAATAATCTACGAACTTCAATTTCAAATACCGCTCTGTTACTAATTAATTCATCGGCAGTATATTTGTTAGTAGCCAATCTGAACGCATCGTACACCGCAGTCTTTAAGAAACCTTCTTCAATGTCCTCTAATGGTCTACGATACTTACTAAATATGGATGGTACTTTTTCTCTTTGTACTGAATAGTTCATAATTGGTGAGACACTAAATTCACTACCGTCCTTACTATTCACAACAAATGAATTCTCACCTTTATATTCTTTATGTTGGATGAATGTAGGAAATTCATATACTGTTGTGGTAATTGGGTTGTAAAATACCATACCGGTCACCGCAACCACGGCATCAACTCCCTTATCATCACCATATTGATTTACTTTGACACCAACGTGTCCTGCGTCGATTCTCTCACAAGAGAAAAATAAAAAAGTTAATGTAAAAAATAATCCTACTCCGATTAAAATGTTTCTCATAATTTGTTTTCTTTTTTGTTGTTGTTGTTGATTAAATTCGCTCTCCATTCGGTCGAGCTCTTCTTTTGTTCTACGATTTCCGTATCTATCGTACTGATTATCGTATCTACTAAATGATGCCATATTATTTTGTTTTATTTATTGTTGTACGATGAGGTTCTATTGGAAATTCAGGTTTGTTTTTCTTTCTGGTTTTCACAAAAGGTTCGTCGGTCTTAACCCCATCAAATTGTTTTGGATTTCTTTTTTTCTTCGGTTTTAATTCATCAGGATTAATGTAATCGAGTTCGGTTTCACCCGGTTCAATATTCATCAAACCATCAACGAACTTATCCATTTTAATGTAGTAATAAACAAATATTAAACTGAATAAACCAATGACCGCAGATAAAATATTAAACATCGTATTTGATGCGGTTAATCCTGGAAATACAATGAATGTAAAAATTGCAAATACCCCGAAACCAATAAAAATTGGTGAAGATGTTTTCTCCGAGAAAACTTTTTTAAAAATGTCTTTCATAGTTAGTGTGTTTTATTAAAATATATTGAATAATTTTCGTATTTCCAAATTATTGCTCGAATTTTTTATAAGTCATCCCATAAAACCCGTAATTTGTTATTACCGATTCTTTGTCTCCCATTGAAACAGCAACTTCTTCTGTTGGGAAGATTGCATCGACAGGACATTCGGGTTCACAAGCACCGCAATCAATACAAGTGTCAGGATTAATATATAATTGTTTACCAAATAATTCTTCCTTCGACATTGTGGAAATCTCCGAAGCAATTCTATCTGTATGAATTGGTCCATTGATGGCATCAACAGGACAAACAGATACACAACTGGTATCTAAACAATTAATACATTTTTTTCCAATAATATATGACATATAATAATTTTAACTATCAAACCAAAAGACAAATCGAGGAACCATTCCGCGACTGTCAAGTGCTTTCATTATATCTAATACAAGATGGTAATCGGTTCCAACAAATACATCTTCATCTTCATTCTTTAACATCTCATCAATTAACATCTCATATTCATTTAATGATAACCAAGAATGTGAATGATTGTATTCGTCATCACCATTAGCTTCCCTAACTTCAAAACTTAGATTATCTTTTGGTAATCCTTTTGGTCTCACACCAAATTCCAATTCGGGGTTATATCTAACCGCACCATCAGTTAAATAACCAAAGACATTATAGTTTCTACCTAAACTAAGTTCTTCCGAAACCGCATTCCATTGCGGTTCATCTCTTTTATCGTCCTTACTACGATACTCAATAAATCCGTGAATGTCACAACCCATAATTCATTTTTTTTGATTGGTATATTACTTTATTCATAATAACTGTTTCTTTTTTTATTATCTCATTAAAATATATCCACTCATTTGGATATTCTTTTTTAAGTTTAATTAATAATTCTGGTTTTGTTAAGTGTAATTTATTATTTAAAAAATCATACTCTTCTTTTTTATGTGGAAACTTATTGTTGAATAATTTTGACAAGTTTTTCAAATTAACAAAATCAAAATTTCTCTCCATATTTGGTATGTCTTCGTACAATTTTTCCCATAAATTTAATGACCAATGTTCTCCATAATTTATTTTAAATCTATCAACTATCGGTTTTAAATTTAATGATTCTAAATTCTTTTCTCTAGCATATGTTAGGACTTCAGTATGTAAAGCGGTTATGAAATGTTCACTTGGTTCTCTATAAAGAAAATAGTTTATTTTATCTTTACCAATATACAATTTACTAAGTTCATAATGTGATTCGTACTTTGAAAATCCTAAAGGTTCTGTATAGTCAGCTAACCATCGAGTACCACATTTTAATGGTGCCGTAATATTAAATCCTCCACTATACCAATACCTCTTTAATATCATTATTAATAAAACTTTCTCAATACTTCAATCACATCCCAAGCATCTTCCAATGCGTTATGTGTAACAATACCCTTAACCCCAGCACGTTCTTTACAAGTTGTTAAATTTGGTAATGACTTATCGTTCACCCAATCAACCATTAAGATTGCAGGGTCCAATACTCTTTGACGTGTACGAATTAACTTTTGCCACCAAGGAAGTTCTTGTAGGAATAGTTTATCGAATGTTCCGAAGTTTTTACCTGCAACATTCAATGTGATTGGTTTAGTTGCTCCATTAATTACAGGTTTAAGATATCCACCACCCATTTGAACATATCCTCCACTATTACTTCCTTGGAAATATCCATTCCTTTCTAACCACCAATAGAATTCTTTAACGACATCATCTTCTTTATAGAAACTATAACCACTATGGGTGTCGAGGTTTTGTTTGGTCTCATCATCACCTTCAAGGTAGTCACCAATCATAGAGATAAGTTCCTTATTCATTGTAAGTGCTCTCGGTGAACCAACGATTTCATTCTGAAGAACAACTGCATTGAACTTAGGACAATCTTCGTACGGTAATTTGTTTTCAGTATCTTCGATGATGGCACCGATGGATAATACTTTGTGTTTCTCGTGGTCAAGACCGGATGTCTCAATATCAATTGATACGTAAATCATTTTTTATGAAATTAAAGGTGTGAATAACAGATGTAAAAAATATAACAAAAAAAATCAACAATCCAAAATCCGTATTGATTTTTGGGTAAAAAATGATGAACAATCCGGGTGATGCCATCACTAAGAGTACTTTAAGGAATTTACTTGTATTTTTCATAATATTCAATTAAAATACAAATATAAAATATATTCTTGAATAACAAAAAAAAACCTCACATTTGTGAGGTTAATTTTTTACATAAATAATTGATGTTTGGAGTGTAGTTTCATAACGTGTTTACAATCAGGTAGATTGTCCTTTCCTTCACACCATCTAATTGCTAAATTTGTAAGTAAAGATGCATCATCACGAGACATTGAAACTTCACTTTCTTTATTAGATTGGTAATTTTTCAACATTTCATCCCAAGTATAGTCTTCGACTAATTTTACTACATTTTTAAGTTGTGATTCGGTAATTGCTATTTTCTTTCCCATTTGATATATGTTTTTTTTATAATATTTTATTAATCAAGATTAGTAACGTCGCTTGGTTCAATTAATAATTTTTCAAGGACACTATCAGGACTAACCTCTAAAATTCTAGATGTTAATTCTTGGAATAACTCTAAGTATAGTTGTTTGAATATGTCCTCATTCTCAACACAATTCATTGAATTTGGGTCCATATCACCAAGTGGATATGTTACACTTGCCCTAATTGGGTCAAATAAATTTCCTCTTTTAGATGCGAATGTTTGTTGGACTGTTCTAACCGAATTTGTTGCGGTGAATATTGCGTTTAATTTATAAACATCACCTGTAACGTTTCCAATAACGGTTAAGTCAGAAATAACGTTAAATGCTTTCTCACCTCTTTGAACTGCTTGTTTAAATAATTTATAAACCGGTGTTAATTCAAATTGTGATTTGTCATATGCTCTTTGTGATGGGTCCCACTTTCCACCTGAGTAAACTTGACCAGCATAATTTCTAACCATTTTACTTGGGTCCGGTCTCTTGCCTTTTGGTTTTTCTCCCATCTCTAAAGACCCTCTAAAATTAAGAATTTTTTCAATTGCGTCTTGAATATCATCATCATCTCTAACAGTGTGATAATTGAAGTATATCTCAGGTCCACAAAACTTAGATTCTTTATTTCTATATGGAGATAAAATATTAATGTTTGATGTTGGTTCAGTAAAAGTTGATTCTCCCTTTAATTCAGGAATTCCACATTTATCCAAATGTGTTATTATACTTTTTTGATTAAAGAACGCATTAATTAATGGGTTTACAAGTGTTCTCTTAGCTCTAGCATCTTTCGCACTTAACTCAAGTCTTTCTCTTACTTTGGCTCTTTGTTCCTCATCTTCTTTATTCCAACCGAATTTCTTTTGTCTTGCCGCTAATTTATCAATTCTTCTATCCACTTTTACTTCGGTGTCAACGGCACCGCCATATTTCGTACCGTACTTCGGTGTTCTCGGTGGTGCGGTGAATGTACTAATCACATTATTATTTTGGTCAATCTCAATATATCTCGTTTCTTTTTTTCCATTTTCTAAATTGAGAAATTGTAGTAATCGATGTTCCAATGGACCGGTTCTCAATTTATGAGCCTTAATGATACCTGGTTCTAATTGCTCACCTGTCTTTGAATCAATAGCATTTACAGGAATTCCTCTTATAGAATCCACGTTAAATGTCATTTGTTGGGGTAATTGAGAGGGAACCCACATAGCGTTAAGGGCCATTTCCGATAACTCATAGCTTTGAACTTCTTCAAGTATGAGTTTAGATATAAATTCTTTAGTTAAAAATTCCATTATGTTTTGGTTTTATTCTATAAATATACCAAAACGTACTTTAATTCTTTATATTAGTAAAGCAATAGGAACTTTATTTCTTTTTCTTGAATAGGTCTGATAGTTTTTTACCCGGTTTTAGAATTTTACCTGTGTTTTCGTCCATCATAGGTGCTCTGTAGATTTCAAAAGCAGTCCATAGACCTACCACTATCATACCAATTCCAATGTAGAAAAACATATTTATTCAGTTTCGTGATTAAGGTAATTCTCGTATTCGAGTTGAAGATTTTTGTGTTTTTCGAAGAAAAAGTCTCGAGTGAGCTCGTGTCTACCTACTTCAATAGATATAATGAATAGTTCATCGTGTAGACTATCATTTTTCATACCGAGTTCATTTATTGTGGATTTTTGTTCTTCGATGGTTGATATGTCATTGTTCCACATAACTGTCATCCACAATAAGATTAATGTCAATAATACAATGACACCTTTTAATTTAGTTTCTGATTTCATAGTTATTTGATTTTCCAAAATTGCCACCATTTCTTTTCTTTTGGTGGTAAACATTGTGAGAATGGATTATCACCAAACGACACCTTACCATAGTATTTTGATGTCATTATATTTAAAAAAACCTCGTGATATTTTTCGGGTATTGTACTGAAGTCGGCGGTTATCTTAACGTCTAGTGTTATGTCATCAGTATTGTCTGTCAGAAGTAATGTGTTTCTTAATTCGACAGGTTTTGACGTGGTCACACCAATGTGGTCACCTTGTCCTATATGTCTTAAATCGAAATTGTTCATAAGTCAAATATAAGAATATATTTGATAAATCCAAAACAATATTGAAAAATTTTAAGAAATAATTAAGCCATACTACTAACAATCTTCTCTATCTTTCTACCCCCTTGGGCAATTAGACTGTTAGATGCCTTATTGGAAGAACTCCAATTCTTTCTTGTTTCAACCGCAATATTTAAAAGTTCTTTAGGGTCGGTAATTCCTGAAGCCACTTTTTCATTCATAACTCTTGCGAATCTTTGGAACCATCCCGGACCATTCCATACCGCATACACGAAATTAAACGTAAGTCCTGGGTCACTCATTACAATTGCTCTTGCCGGTTCGGACATATAACTTCCCATATATTTTTGGAATAATGGTTTCATCATTTTAGGAACCAACTCTCTAAGTTTTGATTCTAAAGGACCACCCATATATCCATATTTCCAATTAGTTCTTGCACCCGCTTCATCAATTAGTCTCCAAAACTCTCTAGCATCGGGGCCTTGTGTTTCCCAACCACCGGTTTTTCTATCCATACCCATCATAGTCTCACCCGATGCACCATATCTTGAATCTTTGATTCTACCGTCAGCTAACATATCAGGATGGTAATAACCACCCTCCAAATTATCAATTACGATGTTAGCCATTTTTTCAAAATCAGTTGCTGCAACACCTTTTAAGTCAACCGCACCTTTCAGTCCTTTCATAGATGCATTACTTAATTTTGCAATATCTTCTTTTGTGATATTTTTAAGTTTAAGAAGTTCAATCATTTTAAGTAACATCTCCTTTGATGCTTTAACCATACTCAATGAACTTCCCCCACCTGAGGCTGTTGAACCTCCAGTTGCCTTTGTTAATCCATTTACATAGTCCGCTAAGTTACCACTTGATAAACCTACGTGAACGTGAGAAGCCATACCTGGTAATGTCATAATCTTACCGATAACATCACCCTCTTTTACTTGGTCTCCTTTTTTTACATTACTTTCAATATGTGTGTAGAAAACATCTGGTTTACCATCAGAACTTTGTACTTTTACTTGGTCGCCATATATTTTTTTAACACCTACCTTTTTAAGTCCACCACTACCTTTAACAAATCCTGTAACCGTTCCATTTGTTATGGAATAAACATCAGTACCTGCAGGTGCTGCGACATCCCAAGCATTATGACTTGGCCATCCTTCAGCACTATGGGTACCTTGACCTGGATATCCAATCAAAGAACCACCACCCGCACTTGTTAAGTTTACAGCTTCGTTTACTGTTTTACCTGATTGAGTATTGGTACTACCTGATGTTACATAATCATTTGTGAACTTTTGAACCGCAGCAGCAGTTTCAGGACCAAATAAACCATCAATACCATAATTCGGTAATTCGTATCCTAATAATTTTAAACCGATTTGCATCGATTCAACTTCATTTTTAAATGTTATTGAACCTTTTTCTTGTTGAGTAATTCCTTCACCAGCAGCAGCCTTCTCTAAGGTTTCATAAAAGTTAGCTAAGTCATCTTTTACCGTATCTGCCTTCTTTGGGTCTGTACCGTTTTGAGTTGTCCCTGTAGTTGAAGCAACTTCCATTACTTTACCCAATAAATCTTCCGATAATATTCCGTAGGTTAATGTATGTATTCTTGTAATTTCCTCAAGTAATGTTCTTTTCATAATATTATAAATATATGAACATCACAATTAATACCCATAATGAGAATCCATATTTCTCTTATGTTGGTGTTTGGGTTTTTCTGGTTTTTCGATATTCCAATCTAAGAAATCTTCTCCTTTATAATCAGGGTGATTTTTTTGCATATAATCAATACCCCTCACCCAAAAAAATGAGATGATTGCTGCCAATCCAAAACTGCAACCAATTCCAATTAGATAACTTTCCATCATTTGTTTTCTGTTAAGTAGTTTAAAATTTTCTCTTTAATACCTGATTGTTTTATCCCCTCAGTTCTTCTAGTTGTTAGGACAAAATTGGTTAATCCCCAATCCATTTCCATATCACCCCACGATTCGTGAACTTGAGGGATTCCCATATTCAAATCATCGACAGCAACCCAATGAGTAATCTCAGGATGGTCGTGTAGATACTGAGTAATTTCAATTGAACGTTCCTGTTCTAACATCCATCTTGGTGACCAAGCAAATGTGTGTTCATTATAACAAGTACAATCGGACACACTTTTAGTAAATCCTATCGGTTTCTTTATAATTCCTTGAGATTCATAATACTCACCCATCTCCTCAACATTCGCCCACTTTTTCCAATCAGACGAAACAACAATCTCAGCATCTGTCTCTTCAAGTATTTCATTTAATACCTCAATAGCTTTTTTATTAAAATTATCGAATCTTACATCAACAGGTAAAGATGAAACTGATTGACTCAACTTGCGTTTTGCTTTTTGTTGTTTTTTAACTCTACCACCCCACTCGGTTGCTAAACATATCACACCATCGTGGTCAAGAAATATTACCTTCATTTTTTCTTCCTTTAATTATTATTCTAAATGTACTAAAAATTCCTAACAACATAAAAATTTGTACGGGCCAAAATGGTAAATTGTGTAACTCGTGTAACATCCAAAAGATGTTCATAAAAACCCAAGACAACAATGTTAGGTTACTTTCCCTACCATTTTTTTCCTTTATAAAAATATAAATTGTAATGATTGACGTTGGGATGACCATAAATGTTGCCATCCACGTAAATTTTAAGCACCAAAATATATCTTTAAACAACCACGAAATTACGTGAATTTCTTGTATATTCCAATTTATTTTAGGATATCTAGTCAATATGTTCCGGTTGAGGTGTCCATTTACCTTCAGACGTAATGGCTGGGGTACTATTTCTATCAATCATAACCCACTCCGCTTCAACGATTCCCCAAGGCTCAAATTGTTCTATAACGTCTTGTAATGTGAAACATTTACAACTGTAAATGTCAAATTGAACCATTGCGGGTTGATGGTGGTCCCAAATGTGTATTGATGAGTGTGATGTTGCTAATGTTACTGTACCCGTTAAACCTTCATTACCAGGATAATCTACGTAAACACTTGTTGGTCCCCCAACAACCTCCATCTTAACTTTGTGAACTAAGTCAACAAACCATTTATTTAAAACTTCTACCTCTTTAGGGGGATTCTTAACCCAAATCTTCATTAAAAGATGTTGGTGGTAGGGTTCAAACTTTTCAATCATATATGTCTTTTTACATTACATATATATCATAAAAATTGTATTTTTTATAGAATTACCTAAAATAAATTCTATCGGGAAAATCACCGAAAACAAACTTCGTAACGTCACATAACCACATACTTAAATCATAACTTAATCCCTTATATGACATCAATCTGTACCAACCCCCCTCACCTAATTCCCAAGCCTCAAGTCTTCCATAATATTCAAATTCCAATACTTCACAATTTTCAAATGGTTTATCCGATAAAATCACGTAAACTTCATTTTCACCTTGTGATAAAAGCTCCAAAAAAGTGTCAGCCCCTGAAACCATTTGAAGGTCCCAACGTTCCCCTTCCCATTCAGGTATATCTATAAACCATCCGTAGTTGTCTTTATAGAATCTGTAATGTTTCATTTTGTAAATTTTTTGAAGTTACTAATGAATCCTTTTTCATATTTTTTAAGTTCTTTAGTGTCCAATCCGTTGTATAAACCGGTTGACATAAAGGCATTAATTTCATCATCAATAATTTTTTTATCATCCACATATCCCATCTTTATTAATTTCTTTTTTAACTTTTCGTAATGTGATGGTTTTATTTTACTGACAAGTTTTTCAACTTCCTTCTTATATTCTTTATTGGTGTAGTATAGTCCGTGAGCAATTTCGTGGTCTAAAGTTTTTAGGTCTTTACTACTAGCACCGATTAAATACCAAGGTGTACTTGTACCATTATTTTTATGTTGAGAGTCAAGAGCACAATAGAAGTAAATGTTATTCATTACTTCGTCATATTCTGTTTCCTTATAAAAAGTGTCGTTAGCTTTCTCCAACACATTAGATGGGATATTATAACCTGACCAATCTTCTGGATATGTGAACACCCTTTTCTTCCAAGCACTTTTATAGAATCTCATATACTCCATCCAACTAAATTTTTTACCTCTAAACTCTTTGTATGGAGATTCATAAAATTCTTGATAACGACAAAACAACATTGCCCTGTCATAGTCGTCATCAACTAATACACAATAAATTTTTGGTTTGATTTCTTTAACTTTCCCTTTAACTAAAGGATGTTTAATTTTCATTATATAAGTAAATTTGTAATGTCGTTACCATCCTTATATATGTCAAGATACCCCACGACTTTGGGTATCTTATTAGTATTCTCAAACTCAGTTGTTTTCGGCATCATACCAACAACCCATTTAGGTTCTTCAATCTTTTTTAGATTGAATGAAAAAATACCTCGAGGTGTTGAGTTGATATAATAAACGGACCCTTTTTGAATTAGAGAATCCCATTTTATTTTTTCTATCAATAAATCAGAATAATCCGCTCGTCTACATTTTAACTCATAGATTTTTTTTCTTTGAATACTAAATGCATCCGTCGGATTATACTGGTCAGTCTTTTCCAAATCAGGAATCAACTTAGTTTTAAGAAGATTAAAAAGTTTTTCTTCGTTTAAATTGATAAGAAGTCTTTTCTTTTCAATTGACAACATTAACGCAAATGTTTGAATTTATCTCCCAAGTTATTGATGAAGTTTTCTTCCTCAATTGAAAGTAAATCTCTACACTTAGCTAACTTATTAAGACTATCCCAAAATCTTTGGTCATTGATGTTTGGTCTGCGAACACCATTGTTCTTACCAGTAGTTTCTGTAGAGGATTGGATATATCCATCTTCTTCTAATATCTCAATCAATCTATCTCTTTCTCTTTTACTACAAGCATCAATAAATTCACTTGGGTCGATGTCAATTTCGGACGTAAATTCTGGCATACTATTATTTTTTAGTTTCTATCAAAATGGATTTTAATGAATCCGCTTTCTTTAAATCCACTTCTTTAACAATGTTAACATTTTTCTCAGCTCTTAATTTAGCTAATTCTTTTTGTTGGAAGAAACAGATAATCAACAAAGCAATTGCACCACCCATTGTGATATTCTTTTGATTATTTTTAATAAATTCTATCATACTATTTGTTTTATAACTCTTCAACAATTCCTAATAACTCCGCTAATCCTAATAATATTGCAGTGTTACCAAATTGCTCGTTAAATAAAAACCAACAAGCGGTTAATCTTAACACACTCTTGAATAAACTTATCCAAAAATGTGAATTACTTTTTGATTCTTTTGGTTGCATTTGTTTTCTTTTTAAAACTTTTCTTCAATGTGTAAATTATCTCATCAACCTCATTGACTGCCATCCCAAGACCAAGTGAAACTTCACTTGATAGTTGGAAATTTTCGCTATCTCCAAGTTTAAGATATCTTAAAGATTCTTTGCGAAAACCTAAAGCTTGTCTTTTGAGGTCTTCCTTTTTGTTTCTTAACTCCGCATATACTTTGTTAAGGGTTCTTTGGTCGTAAGTAAGTGCTTTCATAATAAAAATATATTAAATTATTTTGAAGATTCCAAATAATTGTGAATAAAATTTATTCTTTGACCAATCCAATACATAACATTAACTGTCATTGAATTACCCACAGCACCTTTCACGTTTGAATATGAAGGTTTTTTTCCGTTGATTTCAAAATCTAAATAACCATCGGGAAACCCTTGTAATCTTTCTAGTTCTCTTTCAGTAAATGTTCTGATACCATTATCATCTACCCAATAGTTTGAGGTAGATACTTTACCAAACCCATCAACCAATGTTCTTGCGTAGGATTTGGTTACCGTACCAGCGAGTTTAATTTGTCCGAGAATATTTTTGGTGTACTCATCCCTCTTGAGTTTATTCTTTTCTTCAACGCTTTCAAAACATCCTTCTTCAAATAATACTGAGAATGGGACTCTCCAGTCTTTTCCACGATATCCGACAATATAGATTCTTTTGCGTCGTTGGGGAACTCCGAAGTATTGCGAGTCGAAAACCCTATAAGCGATTGAGTAATTTTCCCCTTGGACAACCCCTTGTTTTTCGATGTGTTCAGGTCTGAAGTCAACTCCTGTGAAAGAGGTGATGATTTGACATAAGGCTTTTTTGTGTTGACTTTTAAAAACGCCTTCGACATTTTCCCAAATGAACCACTTAGGTCGTTTTTCTTTAAGAATTTGTCCATAGCTAAGGGCGATTTGACCACGGATATCATCCATTCCTTTGTTGAGTCCTGCATCGGAAAAAGATTGACAAGGCGTTCCTCCGACCAATAAGTCGAATTTTGTTTTTTTGTACGTTTCATTTGTGTTGAGTTTAGTAATGTCAGTAAATAAAGGTGTGTTTGGGTAGTGATGTGATAGAACTTGTTGTGGGAACTTTGCAAAGTCACATACACCTTTACATTCCCAACCAAGTGGTGACCAAGCTACGGTAGCCGCTTCGATTCCACTGCAAACAGATAGGTATTTCATTGTGTTATAGTTTAGTTAAACAAATCTAACAATAAAAAAATAAAATTGAAAATTTTTTTGAAATCTTTTTAAAAATATAATATAACTAACTATAAATCAATTAGTTATGATTTCGTATTTCTCTTTTTTCCACACCAAATATGGATATTCTTTCAAACGTTCACATAAAATTGCCATAGCATTTTCGAATATTTCTTTATTTACCGGTGTATTTGCCTTTCCATACGCTTGAACAAATGAACCTCTTCGATATTGTAAATTAATTCTTTTTCTACCATACGATAACGCAACATAAATGTATAATGCTCCGTGAAAAAATTGTTTGGACATACAGTTCTTCATCAATGTTCCCTCAAGAATAAAATCATCTTCAGATAAAATTACTTTTGGTATGTAAACATTATCACCAAGAACAATTGGTTCTTCAATTGCATTAACAATATCATCAGGAATGTTATATTTTAATTTGTATCCAAGAGACAAATGTTTTTTAAGTAAGGACCATTCACTTATTAAGTAATCAATATCATCGGGTTTCCTCAACTTGATTTTTAAATCATATCCTCTTTCTTCTAAGTAATGTCTAAGTGTAAACAAATCTTGGATGACACTAAACGGGCTCTCTAATCTATCATCGTCCGCCATCCACTTCTCGAGTACTTTTGTTAATGCCTCTTTCTCTGCATCATTCTTACATACAAATGTTTTCTTAGGTGTATTTTGAACACTACACACTGACCACCAATCAAATCGTTTGATGTATTCAATATAGTTGTCACCAAACAATTTACAAAGAAAACTTAAACATTTGATATTAACTTTACCATATTTGTTTGAGGATAATGCGCCTACCAAATACTTTGATTTGATTCCGTAAGAATCTAATACTGCAGGTAAAAACTTGTTGTCGTTTAATTTAAGATATTTCTTTTTTGGGTACTCGTCCATAATGTTTAGATAAACATTATCGTGGAATTTAATTCCTTTTTTGTGTAAGTGAAAATCAACAATCAAATCAAATAAAGGATTGATTTTGGTTTTCTCATCGTAAGTTTTGTTCTTGATGAATTCATCATCTACATTTGATAGTAATTCATTTTTGATATGGGTAAAGATGGTCTCAGTAATTCTTTTATACTTGACCCCCCAATAGTTTAATCTTTTCTCACCGTAGTAAAATCCCCTATCAACTAAATCACACAACTTATCGAAGTTGTTCTTTTTTACTGTTAAAACTGATTTAACAGATTCACCATTCTTTATGCGGTCGTTTTGTAATCTATAAGTTACCTGTATATCACCTGTTACCTTATTGATTATTAATTCGTGACAAAACCTTAATTTATTGCCATCACCGAGTCTGGTGTAGTTAATGTAGAAGTCCGCGTAGTAAATTAATGTGGTATCATCAGAACCGAGTCTTAATTCACAAGTTGAACTTGACTGTTTATTTCTCTCTACCTTTTCTTGAAAATAATGTTCGTGCGTTATCATCTACATAAAATGTAGACAATAACATTTACATTGTGTAGTTAAAATAATCCTAACACATCATCGGTAGGAATTTTTGTCTTTGTAACATCTATACCATTGATAGTTAATGGGATAACTCTTTTTTCTATTGACTTAATTGAATACTTATATTTTGAAATTCTTCTTTTTAGTGCATCCAAAGCATCCTCAAAGTGTTCTGGCGGTGCTTGATTACAGAAATATCTTGATTGTGTACAGGTCTTATCTCTAACATCGAACTCATTAGTAACTCTTTCACTACCAAAAACACTGTCGGCTCTTAATGATACAATTATAGATAATTCTTTATTGGAGTATGATGCAACACAATGATGCATATGTGAACCTTCCTCAGAATATTCCATTTCCTGTTTCAATAGTACAGGATAGTACATTCTATATTTTTCCATACTTGGATAGATACCATCTAATTCCCAAACTTTAATTGGTTCTTCTATCATTGAAATTAGTTTCTCATCAAAGACATATTCAATTACACTACCCTTTTTTATCAATCTGTCAAGACGTGATAATTCTAAGTGTTCATTATGAAACTCTTTCCAATTCTTAGCTCTCAACATCATATCAGGATAATAATCCCTCAACTTTTTAATCATTAAAAAATGGTCATCAATTTGATTTAACTGACTGTTTAAAACGGTATCCATTCTATGATTGTTTTCATTTACCGTTGCGTACTCATTAAACAATTTAATTAGATTATATTTCTCAGTATCGTTTAAATAGAACGTGTTATCGTATGTGACCTTTTCTTTGTAGAAATTGTTAGTGTAAGGTGAAATAGTCTTATCTGACATATTTTTACAAAAAATATCAATATTAATATTTGATAGGTACTTGAACATCTCCTCACCAAAATATCTTTTCAATCTGAATAGACTTGTAATATCAATATCAGGATTTTTATGTAGAAGTTTAATTGTTTGTTTAGATTTAATTCCTAATCTATCTAATATTGCTGCAACTAATTTATTATCGTTCTTTTTAAGAAAGGGTTTTGTTGGGTAACAAAACGTAATTAAATTTCTGTAATTATCAGGTGTTTTAATACCTTTAATCATCACGAACAAGTCGATTAAATTGTTATATATCCATTGGTTAGAATCCCTTTTCACACCATAATTTGGTTCTGTTGTTTTATGGTTTTGAAAGGTATTGAAGAAATGATATAACGTCTCAAAGAAGACCTTATCACTAAATTCTTCAGATAGTTCTTTTTGTATCTTTATTGAGCTTTTAAAATCGTTATTAGTGATAAACTTGTCCACCCTACCACCAAAATGAGTTAATAAAGAATCTAATGACATCCATAGATTGGCAAAAGTATTCTTTCTGGCTTTCATTATGTTTGAATTGTACGCCTTCTCAAATGTTGTGATGTCACCTGTCTTTAAGTTTAAACAAATTCCGTTGATGGTTGCAGCTTTTTTAAAATACTTACAATTTACAAATCGTTTCTTTGTTTGAGAATATAATTTGATTGTTAATTTATCTCCGTTCTGTACTATTGACCTTTCGTAATAATATGTTTCAATAGAACTGAACGCCCTACCAAAGTGTTGTTTTATTTGTCTATCATTTTTTGTGTAATATGCACCATTTTTTTTGAAGTATCCGTTTAATTGTACGTTGACACCGGTAGATTCGGGAGAATAAAAAAACTTAGTGTTCTTTTTTCTCATTTCCGACTTATTCTCAAGTTCAAGTGTATGAGTACTATATGAACGTACGAATATATTATTCATAGATTCACTGTCAAAATCCCAATTATCAACTTTGAAGGTATTAAATGCGTTGTTTTTAGGTTTTTCGGATAATTTACAATAATCCCTGTATGGATGAATTTCGGAGAAGGAGTACCTCTGAACAAGAATTTCTTTTCTCATATGAATGTTTTATTAGTAGAATTCAAATATAGGAAAAAAACTGGAATATCACTATTTATTTAAAAAGTTTTATATATATGGCAAAGTCTAAGGGAAGTTCTACATCAATGAAGGTATCATTTGGTAAGAAAAGTACGGGTAAAGCACGTAAATCTTATGGTCCAAAAGACCAAAAACCAAAGAGATACAGAGGTCAAGGACGTTAATCTTCTTCGTATATTGGATATATGTGAATCGGTGTGTACTCTCCAACATACGCATTTAGTATGTTGAATTCAACCCATTCGTAAGCATCTTCGTAGGTAAACTCATTTATCCTTTGAGTTTCGGATATCAGTTTATTAATATCATAGACTGCCTTACCTTCCTGTGTAAAACCAATAATGGCTAAGTCTAACTCGTCCCATAGAATTGCGTCAGGGTTAATTTCCGATATTTTTTCTCTTGTTATCATAGTCTACCTCCTCCTTTATATGATTTTTTATATTTTGGTTCACTTAAACTACTAATTTTAACCCCCTCAGATTTATTTGCCGCGTGGACAAATTTATCATTACCAATGTAAATTCCACAATGCCAACCACTTGGACTGATTCGACTATTGAAGAATACTATATCACCAATGATTAGATTAGTCTTAGATATTCTTTTAGTTTGTGACCATTGTTTATATGCAACATCTTTCAGTTCTAAACCATAGACATCACGATATAATCTTTTGGTGAACTGAGAGCAGTCAATACCCTTCTTGGTTTTACCGCCTAATTTGTACGGAATACCAATCCACTCGGTAATGAATTTATCTAACTTAGGTGCTTCTTGTGTTTCAATATGTTTAACATAATCAGAAAATTGATTCTGACTAAATGATGGTATTGTTGATACGGTTAAAAGAATTATTAACCATATCAACTCTTTATAAATTTTTTTTACTCTTTTCATTATATTCAATATTATCTAATTCTTGTTGCAACTGTTGTATTTTAAGTTTATCATCAGTTGAGTGTGTTTTTTGAAGCTTTAGTCTTAGTATTTCAAGCCTCATTGAATCCGTTTTTTTATTTAGTTGGTTCATAATTTTAGTTACTTAGTGGTGCCTTTATTGGTGGATGTGATTGATAGTTTTCCAATATCACATCTTGCCCTCCAAATGAAAATATACCATCTCTAACGTGCACAGTTGGTAAATCAAATGGTTCTCTTTTTATTTGTTCTTTTGCTTGTTCTATATGATTCTTATATAAATGTACATCACCTAAATTCCCTATCAATTCATCAGGTACCATATTCATTTCATCCGCAATCATTGTTAACAATAAACCATATGATGCGATATTGAATGGTAATCCTAAGAATGTATCTACCGAACGTTGGTTCCACATTAATGAGATGGCTCTTTTAGGTATGTTATATACTTCCAGTTCTTCACTCAATCCTCCACCGAATGGAACTATGTCATCTACCATCAATTGAAACTTATCGTCACCGACTTTCTTCTTTAATAAATCCCACCTCTCTTCACCGGTTAGCTCTCTTGTATAAACTTGAAATCCATAATGACAAGGTGGTAAAACCATTTGACCTAATTCACTTACATTCCAAGCACTAACCATCAATCTTCTACTATCTGGATTTGTTTTAAGTTGTAATATTAGATTTGAGATTTGGTCAATTGATGTAGATATTTCAGGATAATGTGTGTTACCATCATACCATTCATTCTCTTGGTATTTCCAACTTCTCCATTGCTTACCATAGATTGGCCCTAACTCACCCCACTTCTTAGCAAACTCATCGTCGGTTTTAATTTTGTTAATGAACTCTGACTGTGTTAATGGTGTTAATTTATCTGAATCACTAAACCAAACTTCCATATGTGGTTGCATCCCCATTATATCACCACACTTATATCCATCAATAACATCATTAATTTTTTTAGTGTAGTTCTTATATGCGTCACCATCCCAAATATGACAATTATTATCTACAAGATATTTGATGTTAGTACTTCCACTTAAGAACCAAATCAATTCGGTTACCATAGTTTTCCAAGCCATCTTTTTAGTGGTGAGTAATGGAAACCCTTGTGACATCCTATGTCTTATTTGACGACCGAATACTGATATAGTACCAGTGCCTGTTCTATCGGTTTTAACAACACCATTATCTAAAATGTCTTGTAATAATTCTTGATACTTACTATCTAGTGTGTTCATAAATGTTTAATCTTTTTTCATTTTCAATTTTATCCTGATTGGTGTATCTTTCTTTGTACGATATAATTCTATGAAATTCTTTATATGCGGACGGGTGAGTTTCTTTTATTCTATCTAAACCATATTCATATTCAAAAAGTACATCTTCATATCTCCGTTCTTTTTTATCAAAACCATCCTCTAGTTGTTCTATTTGCCCCTGTAAATTAACTATTTCACTTCGTAATGAATCTTCATTACAAGTAACATTAGGTTGAGGAGTTGTTTCGTTTGGTTTATTTAATGCAACCATTAATAATACCAATATTATTACAGTACCAATAAAAAGTCTTATAGTTATGTTGTCACTTTTCATATCAATTTATCTTTTAATAATTCAAAAAATATATTAGTTAAAGTTTTATGTGCATTCTCACCATAATGATTATCGGTGAGAATATTACCACTCTCCATTTTTATTGTTTCAAGTTTTAACAACTTGTGTACATTTAAATCAGTATTGTCATCAAACGGTGTCCAATGAATTATTTTATTTTTCTTCATTGTGTGATTAATAAAATGAATCCAATTGTTAACTTCTTTATAATAAATTAGATTATCCCTATTAACAAATATCTCATCAATCGTATTTCTTGACATATCGGTGTGGTGAGTGATGTGATAATCTGTAACGGTTCCTGGTACAAATTTCACCCAATCGCCGTCTTTAGCGGCAAGTCTAAATCTAATCACACTCGACCAACCAATAATAACAATATCATTTTCTTTAATCCTATGTACGTTATTACACAAGGTCTCAAAAATGGAATAATTATCATATCCACCAACCCCTAAGTTCTCACATTCAATCCCCAATTGTTCACCTAAAAAATCACAATAGACTTTTGGTAAATAACCTTTGTAATCGATATAACTTTTACCCCAATCAACTTTTGGGTCATATCTTTGAGTGTAGCTATCACCAAAACACCAAAGTTTATTTTTTGTAGTATGCATTTTTTTGTATTTGTACTCCCATAAAAAATGTTAACCATCTAAATGATAGACCATACGCTGGTGTAGATATGCCGGTCTCAAAAAAGGTTTCTTTATTATAAAAGAAAACAATTGTTGGTATTATAAACCAATGATGTTTCTTTTTGTAAATGAAAAAATCAGTTAAATATCTTGGCTCTTTCATTATATGACTGTTTTTTCTCGTTTTTGTTTAATGTATTTATTTTTTACGTGGATATAGGAATCAAACAATTTTATATCCATCTCAATATTCAAATATTCACACAACTCATAAAAAGATTGTGATGGTTCATCTTTAAAAATGTCCTCATAATAATAAATTTTATTGTCCCTAACCACTAAATCAAATATTATGTTCCACTCACCAAATTGAGTTTCAATTGTTGGCTTTCTTCTTATATAAATTACTTTATCAAATTGTTTAACAATCCTAATTGAATGTTCTAATAATGTTTCCCCATCTTTAAATAAAAGTGGGTCGGGTTCTTTCGAGAAGACAGTTTTAACAATACAATCATTTCCCCACTCAACTTCAGTTGTTCTTTTGAACGGCTCGTATTTTGTTATGTAATGTTTGGGATATGAATCCACAATAAAATTGTACAAAGAACTAGTTCCCGAATTTGGTATTCCGAATATTAAAATTTTCATTTTAAATTTTAGTTCTTTTCTCGTTTTTAAAAATCGGTGTCAATTTTTCTTTTGTTTTTTCATAATGTACCATTGCAAACCATTTACCTATGATACTCCCAATGATGTAAAATACTACCCCAAGATAATCCCCTTTAAATAAACTATCTAATGAATAATATGTTGCACCTAACGATACTAAACTTGTCCAAACACTATTAAGTAATAAGCTTCTAATCTTGTTTTCATATGTGTACTTAATCTCCATAACTTTGAAGATGTTGAACATAATTTGAAAGAATAAGATTAGAAGATAGTTTTTAATCATCATCACCGTAATTTCCTGTTGTTCTTCTTAAAAGTCTATCCACTTCGTCTTCTTTCTCTCTCATTTCAATCATACGAATATAGTAAGTGTCAGGACTATTGGTTTCGGTTTTCATATTCTTATCAAACCATTTACTAAACCATTTACCTTTATATGCAAGGACTTGACATCTGTCAGAAAATTCGTTTGCATCATCTTGGTCTAATAAACCCTCATCAACAAGTTTTCCAAGTACAATGTCTTTTACCTTGTTGTAATTTTCCATTTCTGCGGTTAAATCAATCATTGTTTATGTTTTTAGTTTCTTCTTTTAATTTATTTAAACATTTATAAAGGGTATGGGACTCTGCCAAGGTATATGCACCTTGACTCTGTAAAGTCTCAATTGAGAGTTCTATAATCTTCAGAGCCGTCTCCTTATCTAACTTATCAACCAAATAGGTATCCAATTCTTGGGGGGTCCTATATTCTAAAAAATTATTAAAAATACTTGCCATAATTTAATATTACGAATTTATTTTGAGAAAACCAAATAATTATAGGTATGTCAGTCTTAATTAACAACCAAACCTTCCCCGCGGAGTACCTATCCCAACCAGATGAACTACAAAGAGGTATGATGGGTAGAGAGTCTCTAAACGGGTGTATGGTCTTTAAAATGGGTATGGGGACACATTCATTTTGGATGAAGAAGTGTCTAATACCACTTGATATTGTTTTCGTTAATAAAGACAGAATAAGTAACATACATCGTGATTGTCAACCTTGTGAGGACGATTGTGATAAAAGATACAGAGGTATCGGTGACCACGTAATCGAATTTCCTTCAGGAGCCGCAGCTAACTTTAAAATTGGTGATAAAGTTAAAATGTATCTTGGGACTCCACAGAATCCTGTTCGATAAAACTATCAACCGCATTTATAAAATCGTACTTAACTTTTGGTTTTACTTTTTCAAATACCCAAAAGTAACTATGGTATTTTCTAGCGTGTTCTTGTTTAGTCCATTTAGTACCAAAACTATTGATTCTCACATTAGAAGTTAGTACAAACATATCTCTTGGATAAAATCCAATCTGTAAAGCCATATTCATAATCAAACAGTGTGTGAAGTGATTCTTACCTCCCGATACTGTGTCCTGACATTTCATTACCACATATCCACCTTTATCACAGATTCTATATAGTTCCTTAAGTGTGTTGAAGTAATTGACTTTCAAGTCGTTATATGTAGTGTACCCCTCAAATCTTTTAGCAATAATCGAACTACCTTCTTTATTTGATTTGTAAGATGAACCAGCAACCACAAACGGTGGGTCGTACATAATACTCTTCATTGAATTGTCTTCGAAGGGAAGATTTTCAGAATTTGCCTCTACAACTGATTCATTTACAGGAAATAAATCACTTTTGTAAACTGGTCCTGGTAGGTCTTTCCAAAAATTACCTTTAGAATAGGTACAATCCAAATCGAATCTTTCGATTTTATACAAATCCATTATGTTTCTAATTGCTTCAAAGTTAGATGTGTAAACACTTTTGACCGGTTGAAAGTCTTTTTCCATTTTAAATTAAGTTTTTAAGTTGTGGGTATATGAAATTATCGAATATTATTTTTTGTGATTCATTTCCAAAATGTGAGTCGTTAGGTATTGATGGTACATTGTTGTTTTTTGTGAAGTCATCGACTGTACCATAAAGTATAGGTATTTTTTTTATCAATTCCAAATATCCTGATTTTTTAGCCAATTCGTGAATGTCAGTGTACCAACTAAAAAATACCACTTTCTTACCATATGACTCACAAATATGGTACACTAGAAGTATTGTATGTAGAATTTTATATTCAAGATTATACGTTGAAATCGTTGATTGTTGATAAATGAAATCTAAAACTTTTTCAGAATCGTACCAATTACTAAATTCAGTTTCAAACGCCTTTTCATTTCTCATTGTAGTGAAATTAAAATACTTAACTCCATTAACATTTGTTGGGGAGTGAAGTCCTCTCTCATCTGATTTAATATGTGACACACCCATCATAATTCTCGCCGGGTGAGTTAATTGAAAAACAAATAAATCTAAATCAGGATTGTTGTCAATAATAAATTTAACCTTCTCAATATTAAATTCATTGGACCCTCCTCTTGATGAAGAATCAATAATTTCCGCATTTAAGGTCTCACCCATATGATACCACCAAGGTTGACCTCCGTAATTTTTCGAACTATGTGAACACCCTGTCACACCTATTTTCATATTCACTTGATTTTTAAATAAATCTTTGTTAGATTTTATTAAAATATAGTGAATAAAAAACAATAAACCAAAATATTTATATAAAAAGAAAACAATATGGGATGCGGATGTAAAAAAAGAAACGTTCAACCACAAAACACACCTCTACCGGTTGAAGTACAAATAAATTTTTCGGAAGAAACTACATCTACCGAATTAGGTCCTGTAACTGAAGAACAGAGTACTCTTATCAATGAAATTGCTAACAAGTTAAGAGAGATTAATTCGTCAGAGGAACCTCAATAAAGTTAACAATATCGGACTTCTGTCCGATATTTTTTATCTATATAATATATAAAAATTTATATACAAATATGAAAGCTGAAGTTAAATTAACCAGTGTGAACATTTTAGATGATGTTTATAAAAAATTCAAAATTAAATCAATTGACGGCTCAATTAACCTACAAAAACTAGTGAATAGGTCTTTAGATTTATATACAAAAAGCGAAGATTTCAAAGACAAGATTGACAATCATAATGGATTAGCATCCAGTGGTTCAAAGTTTTAATTAATGAAGAAAAAGATATTATTGTTATCTGATGATTTGAGAATGACATCAGGTATATCTACTATGTCGAAAGAACTTGTATTGGGTACCATTCACAAGTACGATTGGGTACAATTGGGTGCTGCAATTCAACACCCTGAATTTGGTAAAGTAGTAGATATAAATCAAGATGTGAGAGACAGAACCGGTATTGAAGATGCTAACCTTAAAATATATCCTAACCACGGTTATGGTGATATTAATATTCTAAGAACATTATTAGCGGTTGAGAAACCAGATGCTATCTTACACTTTACAGACCCACATTATTGGCAATGGTTGTACGATAATGAACACGAAATAAGACAACAAGTTCCAATATTATATTACCATATTTGGGACGATTTACCTGACCCAAAATATAATAGAGATTACTACGAGAGTTGTGATTGGATTGGTTGTATATCTAAACAGACTTATGGTATTGTTCATCGAGTTGGTAAAATGATTGATGAAGTTACACATAAACCATTGGAAGATTGGCAAATTAGTTACGTACCTCACGGAATCAATCCAAAGGTATTCAAACCTTTAGATAATGTTAGTGACGACATCAAGAAACTAATTTTTGGTGATAAGGAATATGATTTTGTGTTATTCTATAACAACAGAAATATTAGAAGAAAACAACCATCTGATGTGATTTATTCATATAAATTATTCTGTGATAAATTACCAAAAGAACATTCAGATAAATGTTTATTATTAATGCACACTGCAGCTGTGGATGAGAACGGAACTGACTTACCTGCGGTAATTGAAGCGTTATGTCCTTATGATGTTAAGTTTACAGGGTTGAAATTAGAACAAGATAAATTAAACGAGATTTATAATCTTGTTGATTGTACAATCAACATCGCAAATAACGAAGGGTTTGGTTTAACAACTGCAGAATCATTAATGGCGGGTACACCAATCATTGTAAATGTAACTGGTGGTTTACAAGACCAATGTGGATTTAATTATAGTGCCGATAACTACATAACATTTGGTACTCTACACGATAGAAAGACACACGGTTCAACATTACACGGTGAATGGGCTTTCCCAATTTGGCCATCGGCAATTAATTTAAACGGTTCAGTACCTACACCATATATTTTTGATGATAGGGTTAATGATGATGAAGTTGCAAATACTATTTCAACAGTTTATGCTCAGGGTCGACCAGAAAGAAAGAGAAGAGGTTTGTTGGGTAGAGAATTTATGATTAAGAATTTATCTTCTGACATTATGAATAACTCATTGATTGAAGGTATTGAAAGAGTTTTTGAAAACTATAAACCAAGAAAAAGATTTGACTTATATAAGATAATATAATATGAAACCATTTTTATTATTTAGGGGACCGGTAAAAACAAGAAGTGGGTATGGTGCACATTCAAGAGATTTGTTACAAGCACTATACGAAATGGATTTGTTTGAGATAAAGATAGATAGTTGTATGTGGGGGTCAACTCCGATGACCGCATTGGAAAAAGATAATCAGTTTCATAGATGGATTGAATCTAATATAATTAATCCGATGAATATCACATCAGATATATACGTTCAGGTAACAGTACCTAATGAATTTACCAGAAGAGGTAAATTTAACATTGGAATCACTGCGGGAATTGAAACAACCGTTGCACCTAAAGAATGGGTTGATGGTTGTAATAGGATGGATTTAATTATTACAACATCAAAGTTTTCAAAAGAAGTGTTGTTATCAACTGTCTATAATGAAAATGAAAACAACACAGGGAAACTAATTAAACAACATAAAATACAAAAACCAATCGAAGTTCTATTTGAGGGTGTCGATATTTCTACATTCAATAATGAGTACAAAGGTATTGATTTGGACATTAAAGAAGATTTTGCTTACTTGTTTGTTGGTCATTGGTTAAAAGGTTCTCTCGGACAAGATAGAAAAGATGTGGGAATGATGATTAAATGTTTTATGGAATCATTCAAAGATGTTGAGGATAAACCCGCACTAATACTTAAAACATCATCAGCAACTTTTTCAATAAAAGAACGTGAGAACGTAAGAAGAAAGATTGAAGAATTAACAAAGGGGTACGATAATCCGCCGTCGGTGTACCTTTTATTTGGTGAATTGACTAATCAAGAAATGAATGAATTGTATAATCATCCTAAGATTAAATCAATGGTATCAATCACCAAGGGTGAAGGTTTCGGTAGACCTCTATTAGAATTTTCAATGACGGGAAAACCAATCGTTGCATCTAATTGGTCGGGACATAAAGATTTCTTACCTATGGATAAAGCAATTATGATTGGTGGTTCATTGACTGATGTGCACGAAAGTGCCGCTGATAGTTTTATTTTGAAGGGTTCTAAATGGTTTACCGCAAATTATAATGAATTTGCGGAAGTGTTAAGATTAGTTAAAAATGATTATGAGAAATTCAAAGAAAAATCTGAAATACTGAGAGAAGAAAATAAAGAAAAGTTTTCAATGGAAAAAATGAAAGAAGTGTTTATGGACTTAATTAAACCATACACCGTTCAACCTAAAGAACATAATTTGGTTTTACCAAAGTTGACAAAAATTAAGTAATGTCGTTTAAATTTTTAAGGGATAATAATAGTTTATTTTCTGATTTAGAACCGACACAAATTTTAACATTAAGTCGAGCGGCTTATTATCCTCAAAATGTTGAATTTTGTTTTCAGTTCGGGGACAACGAACCTACGGTATTTGCAACAGGTCCTAATGAATGTACCATTCGTTTATCACCGAGCCCTGATGGTAATGTCACATTTACAAGTAATGAAGGTTCAACATTTAAATTATTTGCAAGGGAGATAGGAAATGATTAGTGAATTTAAATTTTTTAGAGGTATTTCTAAAAAGGCAAGAGTGTTACGTGTAGATTGGAGACCAGAAATATTAGAGACAGGTGTCAATTATACTGATATTGTATCAGAATTATCAAGAGCACTTTCTGAACAGATTTCTCGTGAAATCGATAACGACATTGTGAATCAACTAACAAGAAGAATAAACGGAGGATATAATCAAAGAGCATAAAATATGATATTAAGTTACGCAATTACAGTTTGTAATGAATTAGATGAAATCAAAAGATTGTTACCTTTCTTGATTGAGAAAAAAGGAACTAATGATGAGGTGGTAATTCTTTTTGATGAGAAAAATGGTTCTCCAGAAGTACTTGAATATTTGTTAGAGTTTAATAAATTACCAAATGTACAGACTTGGAGAGGATTGGATTTTGAAAATAATTTTGCGGATTGGAAGAACAAATTATCTGACTATTGTAAAGGTGATTACATATTCCAATTAGACGCCGATGAATTGGTTGGTGAAATGTTTATGTTAAACATTAAACCTATTCTTGAGACTAACCCTGAAGTTGATTTATATTATCTATCAAGAATAAACATTGTTGATGGTATAACTGATGAACATATAAGGAAGTGGGGTTGGAGTGTGAACCAAAATGGTTGGATAAACTTTCCTGATAAACAGGGTAGAATATTCAGAAAGAATTTAAAGTGGTTTGGTAATGTTCACGAAAGAATAATGGGTGCAGAAACAATTACCTCATTACCTGATAGTGAAGATTTTTGTATAATCCACCACAAAAAAATCGAAAGACAAGAAAAACAAAATAACTTTTACTTAACATTATAAAATGAAGATATTAATTACAGGAGTAGCAGGATTATTAGGGTCAAGGTTAGCGGACTACATTGCTGAAAATCATCCAGATGTACATATCGTTGGTATGGATGACTTGAGCGGTGGTTACAAAGAAAACGTAAACCCAAAGGTTGAGTTTTGGCAAATGAATTTGGTGGAACATCCAATTGAAAATTGTTTCGAGGTTCATAAGTTTGATTATGTTTATCACTTTGCAGCATATGCTGCAGAAGGGTTATCACCATTCATCAGAACTTACAACTACCAAAACAATTTGGTTGCAACATCAAGAATTATTACCCAATGTATTAAACACGATGTTAAACGTTTAGTGTTTACATCAACATTGGCAGTGTACGGTCACCAAGACGGTAATATGTTTGATGAGGTTCAAGTACCTAAACCTATTGACCCGTATGGTGTCGCTAAGTATGGTTGTGAAATGGATATTCAAATTGCCGGTGAACAACACGGATTAGATTGGTGTATCATTCGACCTCACAATGTATTTGGAGTTAAACAAAACATATGGGACAAGTACAGAAACGTTTTAGGTATTTGGATGTATCAACATATGATTGGTGAACCAATGACAATCTTTGGTGATGGTACTCAAACAAGAGCGTTTAGTTACATTGATGATAGTCTTGAACCATTATGGAAAGCGTCTCAAGACAATAGAGCAAGTAAACAAATTATTAATCTTGGTGGTATTAAAGAATATTCAATTAATGAAGCCAATGAGATATTGAGAGAAGTTGTCGGTGGTGGTTCTGTTCAATATTATGAACAAAGACACGAAGTTAAACATTCGATACCTACTTGGCAAAAATCAATAGACCTATTAGATTTTGAATTTAAAACGGATTTGAAGGAAGGACTAACAAAGATGTGGGATTGGGCAAAACAACAACCGATAAGGGAAAGATTTGTTTGGCCGTTCTATGAGTTAGATAAAGGAATTTATTCATTTTGGAAAAATAAAAAATAATATATGATAAGTGTAATAATGCCGACAATGTTCGTGCCAGATGGTGTTGTTGAATTAATTAAAGAAGTTACTTCACATCCTTTAGTTAGTGAATTGATTTTGATTGATAACACAAATGATGATGAGATTCACATAAAAGAAGATATACCAAAATTGGTATATGTTAAAGAAGGGAAGAATACTTATGTAAATCCTGCTTGGAATAAAGGATACTCAATGGCTAAGGAAGATAAGTTAATGTTTCTTAATGATGACATAACAACCGATTGGTCTTTACTTGATAAAATTCACGATAGTATAACTGAAGATAAAGGTATTATTGGATTAGGTGATGGATGTTGGACGGAACCTAAGGGTAGATTTTTATTAACCCCAATTTATCAATTGATTGGTGGATTTGCTTGTTTGTTTTTTATACATAAAAATTCGTATCGACCCATTCCCGAAGAATTAAAAGTATGGTATGGTGATAATTTTTTAATTCACAAAGGCCCTAAACAAGCGTATCAAATGTTGAATTGGAAAATGGGTGGACATATATCAAAAACGGTATTGAAATCCGAATTTAACCCTGTGATTAGAGAAGATGGTGTTCTTTGGTCAACTAAAATAAGTAGAATGAAATGAGTATATCTTTAGTAATGGCGGTCTACAATAAATTAGACCTAACAAAAAAATGTTATGAAAGAGTTCGTTTGTTATATCCTGAAGCACCATTTGTAATTAGTAGTGGTGGTTCAAGTGACGGAACAAAGGAGTGGTTAGAGTCGTTGAATGATGACTACTTATCATTCATACACGATGATGATAGGATAACATTCTCAGACACATATAACGCAGGAATCAAGTTGGTTGATACAGATAAATTAGTGTTGATTCATAACGATATGATTTTAGGTGAACACTTTCTTGAGAACTTAGAAACCTTGTTGGATGAAAATCCAAATACATTAATATGTTACACAACAATAGAACCACCAATATTCAAAGGTCATTTAAGACCAGGTAAAGTATTATTGAATTTAGGTTCCGGTTTCGATGACTTCGATTACTTCCATTTCAACAGTTATGTAAATCAATGGAAGGACAGTAAGAACTTATATGATGGTGCGGTATTCTTTATGAGTGGAACTAAAAAGATGTTTGATGATGTGGGTGGTTTTGATGGGTTTAGTTTCGTTCCGTGTTTCTGTGAGGATGATGATTTCTTAGTCCGTGCGAAACTAAAAGGTTACGAACTAAAAACTTGTGATTCGGCAATTGTTTATCATTTTGTTTCGCAGACTTCAAGATTCAGTGATGATATGAGGGTTGATAGAAGAATCATCGAAGTATCGTCTAATAGAAACTTTGTTAGAAAGTGGGGTATACCATTCTCAGCATTCAATGAACTTAGATATTGGGAGGATAAAAACTTTAAGTATAAGACTTTCACAATGGGATTAACAACCAATAATAGAAATCGTTTTATGGAGATTGAACCGTTCTTCGATAAAATCGAAATAGGGACGATTCCTGAGGATTATATTGAAAATGAACAGAAGAATACCCGTTATGATTTAAGGTCAAAATTTACGTTCACAGATAACGTAGACGTGATGATTTATGAAACTGCACCATTCGATGATATGGACATAATGACTTTACATAAATTAAGGTTATCAATACCTTATTATGAGGTGGGTGAATATCAAATTGGTAATATGATGATAGAAATAAGAAAGGAGGTTAAATAACCTCCTTATTTTTTATTAGTCTGAATAAAACTATATAATTGTCTTTTGTTTTTCCCGCATTTACTAAATCCTCTTTCGTGATTTCGGGATATTCTACATCAATCTCTTTATCCAATAATTGAGTGTATTCCTTTTCAAATTCGACATAGTCAGGATTCAATTTTTTAGAGATGATAACACCATTTTCATCTTTTTCGAAAATGTGCATATTGACAACAATTCTACCATTATTGTCCATCTTACCATATTTGGTTACTAATTCATCTCTTAAGTTATCTACTTTTTTTCTTTCACTTTCTAAAAATTTTGTAGTTTCAGTTAAATCATATTTTAAGATGATTGATAATTTTTGATTTATAAATCCTTCATAATATTTTTCACCCGTTTCTGGATTTGTGAGTCCATTAATCTCACTCTCTAATTGAAGAACGTCTTTTAATTTTAATGATATCTTTTCCATAAATTAATTATACTAAAAATTTTCACAAATGTCAATGTTATTCCTCATCCTTAGGGAATTGAGTTTTAACATCACTAATGGATTGAAACCATTGTCCCGAAGATGATATTGAACCATTTTCATTTATTTCGTGCCATAACATATCTAATTGTTCTCCCAAATCAGGGTAGTTCATTTTTCTTAATGCTCCGTATGGTGGAACATATGAAGGGTCAGGGTACGGCATATATTCAATGTTATCTTCTACCCAATCTTCTTCAGGTTCCGCATCAAATAATATTGTATGCACATCACCATTCGGTGCTTTATACCTTTTGTATTGGTCAATAACCTCCGTCCAAGTTTCTTGTGGAGTTTCTCCGTCGAGTAATAAATGAAATACTCCTAAATTGTCAATAAATCTTCTCATATATTTTTAATTTTATTGTACTGGTCCTCCGTAATAGTTACCTCCATCACTTGTTTGGACTGAGGCAATTATACTTACGTTTGATTGTGTCACATCACTTCTAGTTGCGTATGCGTTTAATGTAAATCCATTATAATAATTACTACTTGCATATGCTCTCAATACGATATATCCATCAGATGCTATATAAACTCCGTGTGCGGACATACCTGGATATATGTTTCTTAAACCTATGTTATAAAGAAATCCGTTCGTATATGGCATACCTGCGGTGCTTATGTGAAAACCCCAAGAACATCTAATAGGTGCTGCGGTACCATAGTTGTATCCAACCGCTTCAAACATCCACATATTATACGTAGTTGCACCAATTAAGCTAGTCTTCATATGAATATACAATGGACTACCTGCGGTGGTATTATAATTATAGATGTGCTTTTGTTGAAAGTACCAACTACTTACTGAACCTATTCTAAATGGTGGTGTTAATATTGCCATAGTTTAATAATACGTTGCTGCTGATGTTTGAACCGCAGATACTACGGATGTTATGGTTCCATAACCATTTCCTGCGGTATTGTACGCATTTAACGTAAACCCACAATAATATAAACTACTAGCATACCCTACAATAACAATTTTATTGTCACCAGCAACGTAGTGACTATGTGCTGTCATCCCATCATATGCGGTAGTTTGAACGTTACCAAAAAAATTTGTGTAGGTATAAAAATTCCAAGCACATCTAATTGGTGCGGATGTTCCATAATTATATCCAACAGCCTCAATCATTATCATTTGGTATGATTGATGGGTAATATTCAATTTCATATGATAATATTGACCACCACCAGATGATAAGTTGGCAACATTATATATACCAAGTTGTTGTAAATAACCTCCTTCAGGATATATCCCCGTTCCTTGTAAATTTGCCATTAATAGTAATTTCCCGCATTATCTGTTTGAACGCTAGCAAGTATACTAACTTCAAAATTATATCCTGTTGGATTTAAACAATACGCATTAAGAATCCACCCACTATAATACGATGCACAGTTAGCTCTTATAACCACATATCCATCTGATGATGTGTAAACTCCGTGAGCACTTAGACCACCATAAGCATTAGATGTTCCAATACTGATTGTTGAGTTACTGGCGGCGTAAGCGTAAAAACTCCAAGCGGCTCTGATGGCTTGATTCGCACCATACGCATAACCTACAGCCTCAATGGTACACATAATGTTAGCCATATTGATATTTGTTTTATAGTGAAAATAATTGTTTCCACCATAATACCTATCTCTAAAAAATCCCAACTGAACGCCAGGTGCTGGTCTCGTATTTGCTAAAAAATTAGCCATTATTCTTTAATTCGTTTATTTCTTTTTTCAAATCTTTTATCGCCTCGATTAATACCGCAGTAATTCTACCATAAGATACGGAATCTACTTTACCTTCTGAATCGTAAAGTACCACATCAGGTAAAATTTCGGCAATTTCTTCAGCAATAACACCCATTTCTTTAACGTTATTCTCTTTTTTAACGTAGGTAACACCCCTTAATTGTAAAACTTTATCCAAACCATAACTAATCGTTTCAATATCTTTCTTATATCGGATTGATGAGTTTTCTGTTAACGTACCACCAACTGTCATATTACCACCAGTTGTTAATGTACCATTGAAATAATGTGCCCCTTGTGAATCTTTAAACTCTGTTCTTGATGTTGTTTTTACAATGTTGGAATAATACGATGAACTTGATAAACCTTTATAAGCATATGTACTCCCTGTAGATTTAGTTCCATCCATTCTAACTAAAGTAATCATCGAATCTCCATCACTCCATCCCCCATAGCCTGCGTTGTTAAAACCACCCACGTGAAAAACAGGTCGTGCATTTGCACTAGCATCTCTACCTACAACTAAGAAACCATCATTGTTATTATAACAATATAATGCGGTACACCACCCTTCACCACTTAAAACTTCTGAGGTACTTCTAAGTGATAACCCAGTAGCATCTGCGGTAGAAGTTGCCGCCATTGATGTCGCCGAAACACTTGAGAATGATGGTGAGTTACCTGTACCTAAGTTTTGGTTAATTGTGTATGATGTAATGTTACTCGCAGTTCCTGTGGTATTTTGATTCCACGTAGGTATATTACCCGCGTGATATATAGTATTCCCTCTCCAATAAGGAGCTGTTGCATTTACTTGGAAATAAATTTCATTTATAGTACCGTTTGTTCTATAAAATCTAAAGTCTCCACTATGTTGGACTAAGGATGTCACATCACCGGCGGTGATATCTCCTGTTGCATTATTTGGACTACCTCTAAGAATCATTCCGTGATAATTGTCAGTAAATGCTATTCTACCATATCCACTATTGTTAAATCTAAGGTCACCTGTCATTGTGTCTCCTACTTTCTGTACAAAAGTTGATGTTAATTGTGCCGAACCTGATACCAAACCTGACGGAACTCCTGATATTGAACCAAATGATATTTGAGAAGAACCGGACACAATACCTGAAGGTATTCCACTTAATGAACCATATGTTACTTGTGATGAACCTGAGATAAGTCCCGACGGTACTCCACTAATACTGCCAAATGATATTTGTGATGAGCCTGATACGATACCTGAAGGTATTCCACTTAATGAACCGTACGTTATTTGAGAAGAACCCGAAACTAAAGTCGGTTTATCAGTTATTCCGTTAAATGATATTTGACCTGAACCCGATACTACAGAAATTCCGTTAAAGAATGCTCCTGAGTGTATTGTTGTTCCCGCAAGTACTTGTGAACTACCCGATACCACACCTGATGGTAATTGAGCGGAACCCGACCAAATACCGGTACCTGCTAATACTTGGGAAGACCCTGATACTAAACCACTCGGTATACTACTAATACTTAAGAAAGTAATCTGTGAAGAACCTGATACAATACCGGATGGTATATTTGATAGTCCTGTGTAAGATACTTGTGAACTACCTGACACAACACCCGAAGGTAATTGAGCGGAACCTGACCAAACTCCACTTCCATTTAATACTTGGGAAGAACCTGAAACTAACGTAGGTTTATCGGTAATTCCGTTAAAAGAAATTTGTGCAGAACCTGAAACAACACTTATACCATTAAAGAATGCACCTGAATGTATTGTTGTTCCCGCAAGTACTTGAGAAGACCCTGACACCGTACCTGCGGGTAAACTAGCAATTACCTGAGCGGAACCACTTACAACTCCTGCAGGTAACTGAGCCGAACCTGACCAAACACCTGTTGATGTTAATATTGTTGCTGCAGTTATTGAACCACCTAATGATGTACTCGTACCCGCAATTGTGATTGAACTATTTGTAAGTGAAGCGTTACCGATATTTGTTAATGTGTTAGAACCTCCACTAATTGTTTTGTTTGTTAATGCTTGTGATGCTGTCTTTAATACAACTTCGTCTTCAGAACCTAATGGACCCGCAACCCATTTATCGTTTGTTGAGTCCCAAAGGAATGAACCTGAAGTGAATGTTGGTGATGTAGCGTCTCTTACAACAATACCCGCATTAGTTGCTCCCGTACCATTTAATTGGATAATGTTATCTCCAATATTAACAGTTGTTGAATCGACTTGAGTTGTGGAACCTTGTACGGTTAAATTACCTTTAACGGTAACGTTTGCACCACTTAAACCAAATGCAGTGTTAAATGATGTTGTGAATGAGTTCAACGAACTTGTAGATGTGTTCAAGGCGGTAATTGCTGTTGTGTTACTACTCGTATAAGAATTTAAACTACTTGATGCAGTTTCTAATGCGGTTAATCTACCTGAAGCACTGCTTGTGAAACTATTCAAACTACTCGTTGCGGTGTGAATTGCATCTATGTTTGTTGTGTTAGAACTTGTATATGAATTTAAACTACTTGTTGCAGTATGAATTGCATTAATATTTGTAGTGTTACTACTTGTATAAGAATTTAATGAATTGATTGCGGTATTGTTTGAGCCTGTGTAAGTATTCAACGCCGCAATTGAACCCGTTACCCCCTCAATAGATGTTAATCTACCGTCCGCACTTGAAGAAAATGAATTCAAACTTGCGGTTGCAGTGTGAATAGCATTAATATTAGTTGTGTTTGAACTTGTATAAGTGTTCAAACTCCCTGTTGATGTTTGTAATGTACCAATTATAGTATCGTTACTTCCGGTGTATGTATTCAAACTCGCAGTTGCGGTATGAATGGCATTAATGTTAGTTGTATTAGATGATGTATAAGTGTTTATTGAACCGGTTGACGTTTCCAACGCGGTTAATCTACCATCAGCACTTGATGTGAATGTGTTTAAACTTGAGGTTGATGTTTGTAATGTACCAATTATAGTATCGTTACTTCCTGTATATGTGTTTAATGAGGATATAGAACCAGTAACACCCTCAATTGAAGTTAATCTACCGTTTGCACTTGATGTGAATGTGTTTAACGAGCTGGTTGATGTTTGAATGGAGCTTAATACGGGATTTAATCCTGCAAACATTAAATTAGTGCTACTGGTAAAAGTATTAAAACTTGAGGTTAGGGTATATTTTGGTGCAAACGATGCGGTATCCGCACTTGTGGTGTTACCACTAATGGTTGCATTAATTATTCCAAGTACCGTTAAGTCTCCCTGTATTTCCGCTGAAGAGGATACCGACAGGGAACCCGATATGTGTGCGTCAAATATATTCATCTAATATGTTATTATACTTAGATAAATACTTTGTTTGTCGGTTATGACTTCCGTTTATTTAGGTAAATAATCGGGAAAATTGGATTTTACAAACTGAAGTAGTTTTTTGGAGTATTCTTCGTTGTGTTTTGGGGTTGCGTGTTTACCATCGATAGAGAATTCACGAAAATCTCCGTAGTCACCGTCAAACCGGTATTTGTCAGAATATTCGTTATCCATTAAGAAAGAACCGTTCCATATATATGGGATATTCCTATTCTCCAAATAATTTGTAATTAGGAGGTGATTTTTATACCAATTGATTAAATCATTCTCATCGTGAGTAATTCTCGCAATTGATTTATACTCCTCCTTCCCTTCATTATCTTCCTTAAAATAACCCCAAGGAGTCATATGAAATGGTTCCAACTCTCCATTGTATCGATAGTATTCTTTACGGGATGGATAGGTATACATTAAGTTAACCAAATTAGGTCTTATCTTTTGAGTTAGGGTGATTACACATCTAGCAATGTAATCGTTACTACGTCCACCAAACCCCAAATTTAAATCTACCCCGTTCTGTATCTGTCTTGAGAAATAATGAGGCCAAGTTTGGTTATCACTAACCCCGACACCTTCGGTATGGGAACAACCAACTGACATTATTCTAAACCCATCCTTATATAATGAATCCCCCCTGAACCCCATTTCATTGTATGTGTAGGTATTAGTTTCGGAAATATCGGAACCTGATGTGTTGAATGTTTTATTTCTACGTTCATCTAATCTCCAAGAATGGTTACCCACCTCAAACCCCGAACTTGTCCAAAACTTCATTGATTTCATATTAAATTCTTGTTTCTAATGAAATAACTAACTTTATTTTTATCCGCAATGTGACAAACCCCGTTCATTGATAATTCATCAAACGATGGGTTATGTTTATATAGGTAATTTATATCATCAAAGTATAAATTTAAATATTGTTGGTTTAAAGTTATTGGTGGTATCCCGTGGTAACGTTTGTTAAAAAAATCGTAATTTGACTCAATAACATCTAAAACTTCGGAATATGCTTTATTCACATTTCTAAAGTTGCAAGACGCGATTATTGAGGTGTTATTCAATTCCGTATAATCTAACGAGGTATTTGAATATAGTTTATGTAGTTCGGTAAAATGTTCAATTTGTGAACTCGATAAAGGATGTTTGTAACATAAATTTAGTTTATCCTTTTTAATGATATCTAATAATTTTTTAATATCCTCAACTACTAAATCATTATCCAAATGTATAAAGGGGAATTGAATTTCGGATAGAACTTTTAACTTAGGATATGACCATATTGTTGGTTTTCGGTATCTATCGGGTAAGGATAACTCAACCCAATCATATATTAAGTCTAAATTTTTAAAATAATCAATATCGGAATATATTATAGGAACTTCACCTTGTATATTCAAACTTTTAATTGAGTACTTTAAGTAAACTTCAGTAATCTCTTTAAGTCTGGTTGGTAGATATGTGAATACTATTCTCACTATAATAATGGTCGTTTTGGTATGGGTTCGTTAGATATTGTGCCATTGACCATCATATCTAACATTGAATTTTCTTTATGTAATCTATTAATGAAAATATCGTGACATTCTTTAATCCAATCCTTACATAGTTGATAATTGTTATCAAAATCACTAATGAACGTTCTTATAAAATCAGCAAATAGTTTTGCGTTTCCTTGGTATTGTTTGGACTCATCATAAAAAGGATGTTTTCTAATCCCAACCAAATCCATAATACAATCGTATGGGTATGAATGGGTAGAAACGAAAGGAACGTTCGCTAAAATTAAACCTAACGACTTTTCACTTAAGTATTGACTGTGATAATCAGCGGAATTATGTGCCCAAGACTCATCACATATTTGAATTTTAGACATTGGTAAAATCCTCAAGAAATAGTCAAGACCTACTGTTATGTTTGTTAATATCCTTAAGTTCTGAAAATCAATCTCAGAATCGTAGTCATTTAAGTAAGCTCCTTCAATTTTTCTATACTTTGGCTGTACGGAGTCCTTTTCAATTACATTTGTTTGAGAAACAAAGATGTCTTCAATTTGTGTTAATTCCTCAGCAATTTTAACTCTAAGTGGTTTGTGGGCTCTTACTGAATAACCCATTTTATATTTTGGTATGATTGCATCACTAATATTCTTATAATCATAAAACCATCTAATACTAATCATTTCATTCCATTGAAATATGATGTTAGTGAACGGGTTGTATAAATTTGGGTGTTTACTTAGTACAATCTTATTAGTAAAAACATTATCGGTCAATATAAAATGATTTGATAGTCTAAGAATTTGATTCTCAATTTCCTCAATTTGTATTGTTCCGTCCGTCTTTACTTTTGCATTATCATTCTTGATGAATATTTTTTCAGTTCTAAATAAAGATACTACCCAATTCTTTTTATCTTCAATAAGGTCTGCCATTCTTTCAATTATCGCAAAAGAATCCGAACCTCTATGTTCGGTACCATCAAAATTTGTATCTTGACCTCTTTGTCTAAGTGCACCAAAGAAATCGATTATATGAATCCCTTCATCATCATTTATTTCAGGATTGAAGGATACCTCAAAGTTCTTTCCTCTGTATTCAAATGTAATATCCCTAATCGCACCATTTGTGTTATCCACTTCAACCATCTCTTTGTTCTTAACATTATGAAAGAACTTTTGAAATAACATATCGGTATAATAATGATGAACAAATATTTTCATATATTAAATTAGTTTCTTAATTGTTTTATCTCTATCACCTTTTCTTAATCTGTCTTCACTATTCGAATCAAAAATATCCTCATAGTATGTTATTGACACGTTGAGTTTAGTTGATAATTCATTTAACTCCTCATTCCATTTCATAATGTCGTTATGGCACAGTTCAAAAATATCTGTAGGTGTCTCTTCATAAACGTAAGGTTTGTTTGAGTCATAATTTTTAATCTTTGAAAAGTATGTTTGATAGGCGTGTGACTCAGCACACTCTTTAACGTTTCTTCTCGTTAACAATATCACCTCATCAAAGTTTTTTGATAGTTGTATATTATCGTTGTGATGACATATTATTGTTTTAACCACAACATTCTTTTCACCATTATACTCAACTCTACCAGTACCATCAAACGGTTCAAATAAAGGTTTTAAATTCTTCTCTTTCGCTATCTTGTGTAACAATGAAGTAGAACCCGTTCTTGGTAGGGAGATTATTAGTACACTCATAACAATGTTTTATTACTTTTAACTCTCGGATAATCAAAATCTGTTTCGGTCATCCAAACATTCAACGCATATCTTATTCCCTTAGTTACCGGCAGAACTCCGTGATATGTTTCAGAACCATTGAATGAAATACTATCACCCAATTTTAAATCACATAAAGTCAACCCACCCAAAGTTTCGAAGTTATATGGTGGGTTCTCGTCTTGGGTTAACGCAAATTGACCCCCTTCAAAATCGTCAGAAAGAACAATAACTGTAGTTAATTCACTTGACTTATCTTTATGTAGATTAAGATACCTACCATCATAGTATGATGTTAAACTAATGTTGAAATTTTTTAAATTAAATGTCGAATAATCAAACCATAATTTAAAATCTCCGTTTTTGTAGTTACTTGTTAATAAATTAATAATTCTTTCCTTAAAATTGGAATCGTACATTCTTCTACAATCCCATACTTCGGTTGGTTTATATGAAAAGGGTTCACCGAACTCAAGACAAAAATCAATTATATCTTTAGCGGTTCCTCTATCACAAAAATTATTGTTTATGTTATAATTCATAGTAGATATGAATTTTTCTTTTTATTATGGATTAGTAAATTATCTTCATTTATGAATTTATACAATTCCTCAGCAATTAATTTATATCCGTTGTTACTTGGGTGTTTACCTGCGGTTGTGTCCACCCATCGATTATTATCCTCCCAAACATCTTTTCTATTTGTGTCGATTAACAAATTAGCCATTGTTTTATCTCTATAACCCCAATATCTTTCACCCTCAATCAAATGAGTTTTATCAACCAGAACATCGATGTTTTTGTTAATCATAGTATCAAACGCATCGCAAAAAACATATCTAATCCCCAACTCCTTAAACATAAATTGTAAGTGTAGAATGTAGTTTTGGTTAACTATGTCATAGTACGTGTCATTAAACAAATTACTAATGTAGTAATCTCTAAAATTCTTTTCCGCCCTATTATAGTTTACATTATCCCCACTAACACCGTCGAAAATATATTTGAAAAGATGTTGTTTACTCTTATATCGTTGACCCCAAATATGAAAACTATTCTCGTTTGGAAAAAATGGTAGTTGGTCTCTTAATGATGAGGACCACATAATAACAACAAAATCATCTTGAGTGATGATTTCATTTTTTAATTGATAACAAACTGTATTGAATATTGAGTTGTTCGAAAAAGCCCCAACTCCGTTATTTTTAACTTCACATTCAAGTAGTTCTGATAAGTGTTTTGGCCAACAATATTTTTGTCTTATGTTAGTTCTTTCCTCAGGAATTTCTGTTGTTAATTCCTCATCAACATTACCCCCAACACCCTCAGTCCAACTATCTCCATATGTGAATAACTTCATAAAACATTATCTTATTCCCCCAAGTGTTTAACCTTAATAGCTGTTACAACCGCTTGAAACGCAGTTGCTACTTTTGTTTTTAATTCACTTGAAATGGGTGCAACAATTGCTTTAATTGTTTGTGCAGGTCTTTCTATTCTTTCTTTTTGTGCCATAATATTTTAATTTTATATTTTCGGTACGGGTACATTTGAACAACCAGGACAGTACCAGCTATTACACCAGTGTCCACAATAGTTCCAAGGACACCAACAAGTATTGTGCATCACACTAAAATCACCATCACCAATATCAACTAAGAATAAATCTGAAGATTCAAAGTCCAAACTATAAATGGTTTTTTGTGCGTGTTCCATTTCCAATCCTGTAATCTCTACAGTTGTTAATAGATTAGTGTTAGTGTCAGTGATTACTAATTTGTCACCAACGTACATTTTATTAACTCTCTCAAATCTTGTTGCTGTTGAACCTGATTCTTCAATATAATATGTTGCTGAAGGTGCATCAGTCCAAGTTCTACCGTCAGATAATGTTATTCTAATGTAAATTGTATCAACCTCGGCTGATACCATAGCATTTAATGTGGTTCCGGTTTGTATTAAAGTTAAGTTATCTTGAGCAACAGTACTATCCCAACCAAACGTGTCAATTTTATTTTGTTCAAATTTAGCTGCGTGGTTATCATTTAAATCGACATAATCTATTGAACGAACATAATCCCCTAATTGTATCGTATCAACATCCAACAATGTTCCATCGTATTTTAAAATAACACTATCATCATCTGTGTGATAATCGTTCTTTGCGTAGTTACCCAATTCTTTAGTAATATACTTGTATCTACTTTTCTGATTTAACTTGTTGGTTCCTGTAACAAACTCATCATCTGCAAATGTCAACGGTAATATTGTTGATTGGGTGTACCCACCCATATGAATAACATCCAATTCAGGTCCGTAAATAATATCAATACTTCTTATGATTGAGTATCTACCTTGAACTAAATTATCTTCAGAAAATATAAATTCTTGAGCCAAGTGGTTAGGTTCAAGATTAGTCTTTAAATCTGATAAATCAGTACTTCCTGTAATTCTGTATATTGCAGGATAATCCATTGGGTTATAAGCAGGATTTCTTGGTTTTATTAGTACGTTTGGATTTGATGTTGTGGTATAATCAACATCATTTAAAGTATCTAAATTTAACGACGTGGATGTGAAATATGTGTTTGGTACATATGTCGACCCACTCATTAATGAGAAAAATTCAAATTTATCGGCACAATATGTCTCATCAACCAACGCAGTGGTATCGAAGGATTGTCTTAATATAAACTTATGAACATCATCTTCAATATAGGGAACGGTAACTGAACCGACCGGAACAATAAATTCAGTAAATGACATATTATTCTCCTGACACTTTTCTTCTAATATTCTCTTAAATCTATACTGTTCAGTTAAGGGTTTATATGCGTCTCCTTCAGTCCATATTAAGTAAAATTCAGTGATGTTGTTACTAACTAACATCGTGAATAATGAGGTATAATCAAGCAAATCCGCACCCTCATTATAGATTGTGGTGTTTGTGTTTATTTCCAAAAACTTCACCGAGTCTCCCGTTTGTAGTAAGTCACTACCAATTATAGTTGCTTTCATAAATTTTGTTTCCTTACAATAAATATATCTATAAAAATATTATTAGAAAAGGATATTTATAATGTTTATTTTTTTATTATATATGTATATATTAAATTAAAGTACTCTTATTCTTATTTTTAACAGGTGTTATGTAATCTGAATCCACTTCTTCCCAATAACCCTTAGTACAAGGATTGAAATTTTTAGAGAATACTTTTTTATTTAGAGGACACCCACAATCACCACAGTAAGCAGACCACTTCACGCCCCTCAAAACTTCTTTTCTGTAATCACAACCCAAACAAACATTTAATCTTTTTTCTGCCAATTCCTCTTGTTTAGGTGTTGGGTTAAATGATGTTTTCCAAGCCTCAAAAATTTCTTTATAATCTATCATATTAAAGTCTTGGTTAATTTCGGTAGGTCGTAATAATCATAAATACTGTTGTACTTTTTTATAAAATCATCATCTAAAGTTATTACACATTCCATATGTTTACTCGAATTAACCGAATGAAGTTCAAAAGGTTTTTCTAAAATATTCGACACCCATTCTTCCAATTTATTCAATTCATTGAAGTCAAACCAAATTATTGTTTGGTCATTATTTGTCCAATTAGATAATGGAGTTAATAAGATATCAATCATATTAACCGCGTACCCTTTGGTATTTGATTTAAAATATTCTTCTTCCGACTTTTTAAATTTTGATGTTACTGAAATATCTATTTTTTCGTCAATCAACTTTAAATCCATTAAGAACTCACATATCTTGTCCCATCTTTGTTTTTTAGTTGCAACATCTTCTTTTGTAAAAAAGAATAACTCATTCAACGATAGTTTGGAGAATTTTTTATAAATTTTATGAAACCCCATTCTTTGTAAATCAAATAAAACGTGTTTATATAATGAATAAAATCTCTCGTGTCTTTGTCTTTTAACCGCAATAATCGGATAGTTTCTACCAAACTTACTCTGTAAATCAATTAAAGATTCGTGTCCGTGATAGATATAGTTCATCAAATCTTTTTTATCCACCGATTTAAAATCAATATCTGAATTCGCTAACTCCCACTCCCCATTATGTGTTTGAATTTTAACATCATTAACCAAACAAGAATAATGAAAGGCAGTTGACGCACATCTCGGTAAACTCAAATAAAAAAACTTATTTTCAACTAACATTAGATTAATGATTTTTTAATTAGTTTGGAGGGCCATACGTTTATTGAATATCTAACCCCACTTGTTATTTCTTTAACAGAGTGTACAATATTTGAATCGAAGATGAATACGCTACCTTCTTTTTTAGGTACTGAATGTTCAATTTCATTTACAATATACTTTACATCACCATCCTCATATTGGTCGTTCAATTGAATTATATAGGTTATTGTTGCCCCATTTACAATTTCGTGACTGTCTGGATGCCAATCTAAAAAATCTCCCTCACCGTATCTATTAAATGAATAATTGTGTATTCGATTATACGTGATTCCATTAAACGGATTCAATTCATTAGATAATGTGATGATTTTATCAGTTAAACTTTTCAATATTGGTATACCCAACATTTCATTAGTAAAATAAGTACCCATTCGTTTATTACCCTCGTACGCAACATTCTCAGTCATTACTTTTCCATTGATAACAAGTGATGACTTCATTTGAATTAACCCAATAGATTCACCTAACTTTATCAAAGACTTACACTCATCAGGAGTTAAAAAATTTTCAATGTACCTCGTAAACATTTTATATTATAGATTTTTCTTTTTTTATATAATCAAACCCAACATTACCAGCAATTACAATTCTATCGACGGTTGAGTTGGGTGCGTTATTTGGACTATGTGGCATATCCGCCTCCATAATAATCAAATCATCTTCCTCGGGTCTAATCCAATATTCTTTATTATTCTTTCCTCTAAAATAAAGTACCCCATCCTCACCATTCATAACATCAGGCATTTGAACATAATAAACATAAGTGTAATGAGGTATAAAAGATTTCATTTCTTTGTTTATGTCTGTGTGTACGTGAAATTTATCAACCCCTTTTAATTCCTCGTGTTTGAATTGTATTTGTACAGGGTTAGTTGAACGGACAACATTAACCCAAGCGTCGGTATTAATTTTATTATATACCACGTTCCTTTCTTTATATAAATCCTTACAGTGGTCAATTCCTATTTGAATGATTTCATCCATTTTAGTTTCAATATTAATTTCACCTGTAAAATTTATATTGTTGTTCCATTCTTTTTTATACCCAAACCCATCAGTCTTAATATCTGGTTGGGATTCGATAACAAAATTGGCCTCCTTCAACAATGTATCTTTATCGGACAACTTATTCAATTTAATTTTCCAAATATATGTGGAATCATCAAAATATAATTTCTCCATATTATATCAATTCTTTTTTAAGTACTTTTCTGTTTTTTCTAAAAATGGTTAAATAATTGTTTACAAAAAAAGTAAGCTCATTTGGTGTAATATCTTCCAATTCGAACGATGATAATAATTCCATATCACTTCTAACTGTGATTGAGTTATTTTTGTCTAATATCTTTTTTAGTTTTGGAGGTATCGGCATTGATGTACAGTCTTTCCAAAATTGGTTGTCATCTCTCTCACACAAATAATGATATCTTATGAAATTTAGATTTTGTTCATTTATTTGGTAGCACCATTTATTATACCTCTCGACATATTGTTCATCAAAGTTAAAATCAATTAACTTCTTTAACTGCATTATGGTTGACATCAAAGATGTTGCTTCTAAAGGTTCAATAAACCCATAAGATAGTCCTATTGATATACTATTCCCAATCCAACTTCTTTTATGTGTACCGGGGTTAAAGTCAAATACTTTTTGTAACGTTACTTCGTGACCTAATCGTTTTTCAATCTCTTTCTTGGCATCTTCAACAGTTATGTATTTGTCATTGAAAACATAACCACAACCCCATCTATGTTGTAATGGAATTTTAAACATCCATCCACAATCCATTGATATCATTTCGGTATATGTCTTATCGTTTAGTTGGTATTTGTTTTCTTGTGGTAAAAAGAACGCTAACGCCTTATTCATCATCAAGTAATCAGTATATCCAATCCACTCTTCTTTATGTACACCATCAATGATAATTTTAGCGAACCCACTACAATCAAATACAAAATCTAAATCTATGGTTCTACCATCTTTCAATTGTAATTCTGAAATAATACTATTTTCATTTTTTATTTCACTTACCTCACCATCAACACAGTTAACTCCTCTATTAATTGCAATTTCTTTAAAGTATTGGGCAACTAATCTCGCGTCAAAATGGTAAGCATATGATTTGTTAATTTCATTCGGTCCGTCACCAAAGAAGAGGTGTTTTGATAACTCATTATTACCCGTCCAATTATATAAGTGTAATCCACCTTTTACTGTTGATTTAGTTTTCTCGAAAAATTCATTCTGATTAATATCTAACAATGAAAGCATTTTACCGAAGTTGGAAGTTCCTCCTTCGCCAGCCCCTAATATCCCAATTTTAGAACTCTCCACTAATGTGACATTAGTATCCTTCCAAAATTTATTTACAACCAAAGAGGTTAACCAACCAGCAGTACCTCCTCCAATTATTACAACTTTTTTCATATTAGATTTTGTTTATTTGTGGTGGTCTTAACAATCGACACCCAATTTACTAATGAGTACCTTGTACCCGATTCAACAGGAGTAACTCTATGTCTTAAACCTGATTCAAAAACATATAATGTACCTGCTCTTTTTTGTGAAGGTACAACGTCACCTTTCGAATCTTTTATTTCTAAAAATCCACCTTCGTAGTTATCATTTAAAAGAATAACTGTTGACACAATTCTTTCTTTAAAAGTATTTGAATCTCTATCGGTGTGCCAACCATAATACTCACCAACTTTATACTCTGTAAATTGAAAAGAGCCGAGACCTGTGACCTCGGCTCCGTTCAATTTAAAAGATTCTCTTAATATTTCTTTTAATCTGATATTAATATCACCCAAATCATCAATCCAAGATACTGAAGATTTTCTTTCGTTCGGATTTCCGTTCGCAACTCCCGCAGTTTCTAATGTTAATTCTTTGTGACACTTGTTTAACACATAATGACATTCATCATTTGATAAAAAGTTTTCAAATATGTAGAATTCATTATTTGTCATTTTCCTTTCTTAATCCAAATTTTATCCACTTATACCATATCCTTTCGTGAATATAATATTGAATTGGTTTATATACAAGTTCAGCTATACCAAATGCCGCTCCGACTTTAATATCACTACTAACCCACCACATTATTACAAATCCAATTAATGTACTTATAACTCTGTAGGATATAGTTTTAGCTATATGTCGTTTACGTTCTACTACCATCGTTGTTTATTTCTCCATTACGAATTTTAGTACCACTTATAACCGCAACATCTGCTGGTGGTTCGTGATAGATTACTTCATACCCAACACCTCTACCATAATTCACCGACTCAATGTCAGGAATAATGGATAATAATAACTTATCAAAATTGTCATTAAAGAAAGGTTCTTTAATTAATTCTTCAAACACTTCTCGTGCCGTTTTGGGATTGTTTTCATCAACTTCAACATCTCTAATTGCAACCCATACATTTTTACCTTGGTCTAATTGTTGTCTAATTAACCATTCGTGTCCTTTGTGCCAATTCTGCCATCTTCCGATGTACAGTGCATACTTTTTACTCATAAAAATAATTTATTGATTAATTCCGTGTACGATACCATTAATTCGGTATCAGTTGTGTTAATTGATATATAATTTTCGGTTGGGGGTTCGTAGTCCTTAACGTGAAAGTTTTCCCTACCTCTAATCTCAGTTGTATGAACGTATATTTCAATTGCACCGGATTTACCTTTAAGGTCATCCCTTAAATCTTTATATGGTGACACTAACGACGCCACCACATTGTATCCTTTTTCATTTAGAAAGTGTGCAATATCCATAGCCTTTTGAATATTTGCACGTCTTCCATTTTCAGAATAATCTTTATTTTTAAAGATGTCTCTTAAATCGTCACCATCAATGTGAATAGTGTTTCCAACATTTAAATACTCAACTAACTTTTTAGCTAAGGTTGTTTTACCTGCACCAGGTTGTCCTGTAAACCAATAAATCATATGATATAATGTAACGAAAAAAAACTAAAAAGTCAAATAGTCTTTGTATCCATTTGATACAATAATATTTTTCCATTCCTCGATTTTTTCCAATCGATATTCTTCGTTTCTAATAATATGGGATTTCTTCAACCAAACGTGTTCGTATTCTATTTTTGGAGTGTTGTGACTACATCTATCGTATTCCATCCAATCATTAATATATCCCTTTTTTGCTTGATTACTTTGTGGGTCCGCGAATTGAATGAATATCTTATTTTCAACGTCCCCGACGTGTAAATCTAAGTGTCTAATAGTGTAACCTAATATGTTTTGGTCCGACATTAACCACAACCAATCCAAAACCTTATCATATGTTTTATTAACAATTCTCATATGAAGTTCCTTATACTTGGTTAACATTTTCTTATTGTTAACAAAAAGAAAAGATGTATTTGGAATTGCCATTCTTTCTTCAAACTCCGGCATATTCAATTTAACCTCATTTAATTGGTAATCGTGGATATACATAAAACCCCTTAAGAGTTCCCAATGGGTGTGAACTACATCATATTGAAATAACCATTTTGGTAATGGTGTTTTGATAATTAAATCTAAATCCAAAAATAGAAATGGTGGTTTTTCGTGACAAATTGAGAATATTTTACCACTAGTCCAAAATTGTGCTGGGTTTACCAATGTCTTATCTAACTTATCTAATACATCAGTATCAATTTCATCAAATAAATCGGAAAATCCGATTTTTTTATAATAGTCATAACCAACAGTGTCGGTATATAATTTAACAGGTACCCCACCATATTTCTTAGCGCTGGTGATAGCTGCCAACTGCATATATAATTCGTACGGTTGTAAATGATATTCATTGACATCACCATCTAAAGTTATATCCTTTTTATATCCATTGAATTTGTCTCGATGAAAAAATGGTTTTGTCCAATTTACGAAAATTATCTTCATACTATTCGTGAATAAAATAGATATCTTTATTCAATTTGTCAATTGAATATCTATTAAGAATTATTTGTTTTTCCTTCATTTCCAAATCGTCTTTACCCAAACATACTACAGGTTCAATTTTATCAAGGTATTCATCTGTGGTATTGATAAACTTATTAAAATAAATCATTGCACATATCTCTTCGATATTAGATACTATTCCATATTCTCTTTGGATTTTTATTAATTCTTTAAAGAATTGTTTATTTCTACAGTATATAAACCCTGCGTTTGGGATTGTTAGTCCATCACTAAATTTCCACTTACCTCTATATAACATCTGATAAAAGAACATATTGTAATAATGTTGTCCATTATTAACGAAAGGACTGATTGTTTGATATTCTTTTAATATTTGATTTGGGTAGAAATATAAAGGTATCTGTATATCATTCTTATTTCTTAATAGATTATAAAAATTCTCATCTAAAGGTTTTTGAATTTCACAGTCCCAATCAAGGAACAATATCTCATCGTACGTTTCCATAGCATATTCTAATGCCAATATTTTATGAAAAAAGTTAAACTCGATATTCATTTCCAAACTTTCTCCCATATAATGATATGAGTATCCAAGTTTTTCTAAAAATTCACAATTGTTTCTATCCCAAACAATTACCAATTGATTATTTAAGTTGTATTTCTCGTCAATCTCTTTCGCTCTCAAACACTCATCTAAATAAGAATTCAAGTTCTTTTCAAAAAACTGATGATTGTTTTTACCCCAAAGACATCTTATTATTTTCATATCCATTCGGAGCTAAGTTTGAGATGAATTTATCTTTTAATTGTGTGAAAAATGGTTTGTTTACGAACTTTAAAATTAAATCATTAACCTTAACCATTTCCCAATCAAATGCTTGTGTTATTTTGTTACTGTCAAAATGATTTAAAATTTTTTTCGTACCATTTAAAGATACGAAATATGAGTGACAATCAATTGTTTTCTTTCCGTCTGAACCGATGTTTAATACATCAAAGTCGTTAAAATTTACACTATTAAAATCGAAATGTTCGTTGACACCTATATCGTCTTCGAATATTAATATATTTGAATTTCTTTGATTTGCAATTTTGATTACTTCTACGTGTGATAATAGCGTTGCCATCACTGCTCGATGATTGAGGTCATATTGAAAATAATCAACATCACTAAATTTATTAGTTATATCATCATCTGAGATATCACTCACATCTATTGCATCGAAAAATTGATAGTCGAGTTCGAGTTTTGTCATTAAATCATTCATATGCTTTCTTCTCTCAATATCACTTTTTAATGATATAACGTAGATTAGATAATCCCGCATATTAATGTTTATAAATGAATGGGTCTCTTTTTTTAAGTTCCGCTAATTTCTTTTTGAATTCTTTTTTCTTTTTCCATTCTACCCATTTGTGGGTTAACCATCCAATAAATGTTTTCATTTGTTTCCGTTTTTATAAATAATATAATCACCAATTACCAATATATCCATAGCGGTATCCAAATATGTTAATATAGCATCCTCAGGTGTTAAAACCATTGTTTTATCTTTAACATTGAAAGATGTGTTTAATAATATTGGGTAATCAGTTCTTTCTTCAAATTCTTTTAATAATGGGTAAATTGGGTTGTGTGGTGTTACGGATTGTACTCTTGCACTACCGTCAACGTGAGTAACTGCAGGTAATTTATCTCTATATTTTTTCAACACATTAACCACTTGATTCATATATGGGATATATTCTTTTGAATCAAAGAATTCACTTTGACGTTCGAACGTCACCATAGGTGCAAATGGTCTAAATCCTTCTCTTTTTTTAATTACTTTATTAATTCTCGCTTGCATATCAGGTACTGTTGGGTTTGCCAATATTGACCTATTACCTAACGCCCTTGCACCAAATTCAATCTTATCTTGGAACCACCCAACAACTAACCCCATACTTAGATATTGTGCGGTTCTTTTATATAATCTTTCTTTTGTGTGTTTTCTGTAAAATATTTTATGTCCGTATTTGTTTAATGTGTTTTGAATTTCATTATGACTATAAGAAGGACCTAAAAATGGTGTTGGTGTAACTCTAACATTAAGACCTTTAACTTTAGATAAATAATCTAAACAAGAACCAATACAAGAACCCGCATCAGAAGGTGCTGGTGGTACCCATACCTTCTTAAAAATTCCGTTTTTAATTATTTTACCATTAGCACATCCATTATATGCACAACCTCCACCAATACAAATGTTATCTGAATGATAAAACAATTTTGCATCTTTTATTAATTGAAAAAACAACTCTTCATATCTTTCTTGTACTGACGCTGCTAAATCTTTGTGGTCTTCAGTAAGAGGGGTATTTGGTAATCTATTTTCAATACCTAATAAATCACCTAATTTGTGATTAAACATTGTGTCGTCGGATTTATTCCATATGAAACAATCCATATTACAGGATAATTTATATCCGTCAAAATTAATTAATTGAGCAACTTTACTTCTAAATCTTTCGGGGTCACCATATGCAGCCAAACCCATTACCTTATACTCACCTTCGTTTGGTTTAAAACCTAAAAAGGCGGTCATTGCTGAGTAATACAACCCTAACGAATCAGGATATTCAATTGTCTTAATATTATGAACTACCCCATTAATACCTTTACCAAATGAAACCGTTGAAGTTTCACCAACACCGTCAACAGATACTATAACCGCTTTATCAAAATTCGATGATAAATACGAATAGGCCATATGTGACATATGATGTGAGGTATAATGTATCTTATCAGATATCTTTCTTAAATTCCACCAAACTTTGATGTTGGTTTTTAATGAAGTGAAAAACGACTTCCTTCTTTTGAACCTGAGTTTTGGGTTCTCATAATAACAAACCGCCTCGATGTCTGATTTTTTTAAATCGAAATGATTAAAAATATAATCAATAGTGTTATTTGGAAACGAACTATCGTGTTTGATTCCAGTGAACTTTTCTTCCTCACAAGCAAAGACTAATTCCCCATCTTTAAAAAGACAAGCAGAAGAATCGTGATAATATGCGGATACTCCAATAATATACATCTATTATAATTATTTGGTTTTCATTATTAGACCGTTAAGTCTGTTGGTCAATGATAATAAGTACTTATAGTACATTAAACTAATTTCATCAGACTTTGTCTGTTTAGGAAACATATTATCAATAATTGCAATGTAGTTTAGACCATTAAAATCTTCAATGATGCGTTCTTTTATTAAGAAAATAATCTCTTCAAAATTTTTATATCCGTTAAGATGTAAAAATCCATTAAAATCAAACATCACTCTTTTAAATAAATTGTGGTAATCATCAACCATAGTTAAATCTTCCCCACTTCTAATACCAAAAGGGAAATCCCAATCTTTACCTTTACTAAACTCAATATAGGTCGGGTTATGTTCAAATAGAAATTTAAAGTTTTCTAAATTGTGGTCACCCTTTATCATTCTCATAGCAGCAGGAATGAATAGTTGTTCAATGATACAAGCGTTATAATAATTTGAATCAAAAAAGTCAGTGTGGTTTTGATATAGTTCTAAACAGTATTTTGAAGATTCTTTAATCAATTCAAAGTTATGTCCTCCAAATACCGACATATTCGGAACATTATTAAACTTAACGTATTTTAAAAACTCTTCAGGTAACTTACTTTGGATTTCAAAACTTCTCTTTACATATGTTGTATAAAAAGAAGTGTTTGTTTTTTCAAAATTAAGTATATCACCACTACCTTCAGCAAATGTTGAGTATATGTTTTCAAAATCATTGAAGAATATCTTTTTAAAAATAAAAGTATCTAAATCAATGTGAATGTAAGGTTCAGTTTGTTGTGAATAAACAACTAATTTAGGTACTGAAAAGGTTTTAACATTCACATCTTTCAAAACATCAGTATTAATTTCATCATAGGGTAAACCTATCTTTTTAACAATATCTCCTACCTCTTGATTTGTATACAATACAACATACCCATAATGTCTTTTAGCCAACAATAGAGATAATGACATCAAATAAAATATATTCTTATTTAATGGACCGCTATTTCCTGTTTGTATGTATGTGTGTACTATTTTCATATACTTTTAAAGTCAGAGAAATCTCTACTTTTTTCAACTAATTGTTTGAAGTTAATATATGTATTTTTTTTGTCTTTTTCAACCAATGACTCCCATTTTTCCGCAACCATATCCATACTTTCAGTATAATATTCGGGTAACTTTGTTCTTACCCAATCCAAATGAGTTGTTATTGTTGGGTGTGAATCAAACTCATCAATAAAATTATATTGTGGTTTGCCTTCATTAAAATCCATTAAATTATCTGCGGTTAATATTTTTTGTAGTTCGTTACTACAATTAACCATTCTTTTTGGTGTGTTTTCTAATGACCCTTTTTGTGATGATATGTCAAATGCGGACATAAACTTATACTTACAACCAATACTATCTAATAAGTACTTCACACTCAATATGTTGTACCAACTCATAAAATATCCGTGTTCATCGGTCCAATATTTGGTAACAAAATCGTGACCATACAAAGTTTGATTGTAGAGATTACCCGCATTTATCCAATTAGAATTTTTGTCAATCATATCATTTCTAAAATATTGACTAAACATCACTAACACAGTATCATCCTTCGTTAATTTATTTACGGAATTACATTCGTATAATCTTGATGATATAAAGTAGTTACCAGCACCCGCATTTGCCCAATTTTGATGAGTGTCAAAATTTAGTGCAACAAAATCCGCCCAAGTAGGCCAAATATAACTCGTGAAACTACAACCAAATGTAAAAAGTCTACCCATTTAATTCATTCCACATTTCTAATAAAACTTCCCTTATTGTTGATGATTGGTCACTTTCACTATACTTCTCTTTATAAATTCGATTATAGTTTTCTTTATTGTGAACCAACACCTCTCGTATCTCTTCTCTAATTTTAATTAACTCTTCTTTTGTTTTCTGCTTCAATTTTAATAGTTCATCAACTATCATTTTACTTCTCTTATCTCTATCAGGTTCACTATCGTAACTTTCATCCCACCATCTATCAAAAGTTTTGTAACCAATTGATTTTAAATACTTTAATGAACCTTCATTACCATATAATAAGAATGGATGACCAACCATAATTGGTTTCCATATCTTTTCCGAAAAGAATAGAGTACCAGTATCCACCAATGTTTCTGTTACAACTGAAACAAAAGTTCTTTCAAAATCTTCAGTGGTTATGTTACACGCAAGATTGAATCGTAATTCTGGCATACTATCAATCATAAAGGGTGTGTTGTTGTAAAAAAAGTGATGGACTTCAGGTGGTACAGGGTAAGGTAATGGATGTACTATTTTATCTAAACTTATTAAACCATCATATATCAACCCCTTTTCATATAAATCAATCATAAAACGTAATCTATGGTGTCTGGGTTGACGATTATAGGATAGGAATAGGTATTTGTCATCACTTGGTTTAAAGTCCACCATTGGTCCTTTATATTGGTTCCACGGTTCAAAATAGTGAATACCTCTAGCTTGGTATCCGAGACCTTTGTTTTTAACAATTTGTTCAGATAATAGATTACCACAGACATAGTAAATTGAATTGACCGGAAAATTCATCTGTAATCTCCATTTTTCAATCATTTCAAAATCATAGTTGTTTTGAATACCAGAGTACCCCTCATAAATGAAGAACATCAGTATTTTACACTTACCATTTCTGATATCTTCAATATACTCAGAAGATATACACTTTAACCCAATCTCATTGTTAAGTGTGAAAAAATCGTGACTATACACATTGATTATGTATATGTGTTTGGAATCACCAATCTCCTCTTTTGGGGTATATTTTATCAGACTACTATGGGTTGGGGTGATGGAATTTCTCATATGTCCGTCTTGGAACATCTCACCTTGTTCGGTGTACACATTCCATTGACCCCACATATGTGGTATTGCCAATCTCTTTAACTCCTTAATGTACCAGGTTTTAGACGAACCGTTTGGTCTATAATAGTTTAGAATACTGTCCCAATCCTCTAAACTGCAAATAATTTTTTCTTCCACAGTTTAAATATAAAAAATTTTTTCTTAAATTTAAAGTGGTTGACTATTGATAAAAAATTATTTAAATTAGTGTTTACAGATATGAAAATTTTAATCACAGGAGGTGCAGGATACTTAGGTTCAGTGATAACAAAAAAACTACTCGATTTGGGTCATAAAGTGACCGTAATTGACACATTATTGTTCAATCAGATTTCCCCACTCCAATTTACTTACAATCCAAATTATAACTTCATTTATGGTGATGTTAGAAACCTAACCCTGTTCGAAAGGGAAGTTAAATCTCACGATGTTATAATTCCATTAGCAGCAATTGTCGGGTTCCCTGCTTGTAAAAAAGACCCTGAATTAGCAACACAAATCAACTATAACCAAATCATTAATTTGATGAACTTCATTAGTCCAAATCAAATGATTATCTATCCAAACACAAATAGTGGATATGGTGTTGGTAAAGATGATAAGTTTTGTACTGAAGAATCACCATTGAATCCGATATCGGTATATGGTGAAACTAAATGCGCCGCGGAAAGACATTTACTTAATTACACCAATGCAACTTGTTTTAGATTAGCAACCGTATTTGGTTCTTCTCCAAGAATGAGAACTGATTTGTTGGTAAATGAGTTTGTTTATAAAGCAATGACCGACAAATACATTGTTGTATTTGAAAAACATTTCAAACGTAACTTCATTCATATTCAAGATGTTGGTGATGTGTTTACATTCGCTCTCGAAAATTATGAAACAATGAAAGAGAACGTTTACAATGTCGGGTTAAGTGACGCTAACTTAAGTAAACAAGAATTATTAGAAAAAATAAAATTATACATTCCTGATTTTGCAATCACTTACTCTGACTTCTATGAAGACCCGGACAAAAGAGATTACATAGTTTCAAATGAAAAGATTGAAAAGACGGGATGGAAACCAAAGTGGTCTTTGGATGATGGTATTAAAGAACTGATGAAAACATACCAAGTACTAATACCAAAAATGACATCGGAATTTAGAAATGGATTCCCATTAGGATACGCAAACAATACATAATATGAGTAATAAATGGGATGAGTTTGTTGAAACTCCATCAAAAGTTTTTGGTTATGAAGTACCAATTTTCACACCTTCGATTTATAGAGAATATAGAGGTGAAATTTTTACAACATTTCATAGTGAAGAACATCCTGTGATGAAACATATTCACTATGATAAAAGTGAAATCTCAATTCACGGAAGATTTTCAAAATCATATAAGGGTGTTCTAAGAGGATTACATTACGATACTAAAACTTGGAAATTAGTTCAGGCGGCTGTTGGTGACATTTACTTGGTTGTGTTAGATATGAGACCATCATCACCGACATATGGTGATTGGGAGTCGTTTATGATAACTGAGAAAGATAGAAACCAAGTATTAGTTCCACCAGGTTTTGCAAACGGACATTACGCACTAACTGATTGTATGTTTCATTATAATCTATTCTATAAAGATGGTTATGTAGACGCAAATGAACAAGGTGTAGTTAAATGGAATGACCCTGAGTATCAAATGGAATGGCCAACAGATAAACCAATATTACAAAAAAGAGACAGATGATAAAAAATTTAGATGACCATCTACCAATTGTTAGGGAGATGTTGTGGGATAAAGAAGGACTTATACAATTTGAAAGAAAAATGGCTGACCATTGGGAAGCTGGTAGAGTTCGTGGACCGATTCACTTAAGTGGTGGAAATGAAGATGAACTAATTGAAATTTTCAAAAGAGTTAAAACAACAGATTGGGTATTCTCAACTTGGAGGTCTCATTATCACGCATTGTTAAAAGGTGTACCTTCTGAATGGTTAGAAGAGGAGATATTAGCTGGTAGGTCAATTACAATTGTGAATAAAGACGAGAAGTTTTATTCATCCGCAATTGTTGGTGGTACAATTCCAATTGCTGTTGGTGTTGCTATGGCTTTGAAACAACAAGGTAGTAAAGATAAGGTGTGGTGTTTCGTTGGTGATATGGCTTTCGAGACTGGTGGTTTTATGGAAAACTACAAATACGCTAAGAACTTTGACCTCCCAATTCAATTTGTGGTTGAGGATAATGGTGTATCAACAAACACTCCAACAATTGAAACTTGGAAAGTAAAAACTGAAGCACCTGAGGGTGTGATTTGGTATAATTATATTAAACAATGGCCGCACTACGGAACAGGTAAATGGGTAATTTTTTAAATTTAGTATATGACGATTGGCACCACAATGCAACTCATCCAAATATTAACGGTGAGAAGGAATTCGGTGCAAATAATTTCAGGAGGATTGATGGGTTGATGAATTTTTATGAATTTAAAAATTTCAAAAGATTTAGGTTAACAGAGATTAAAAATCATCCTGATGAAAATTTCTATTATGTTATTGGTCATATTCACGAGATTGGTCACGCATTAAAAGCTCATAACATATTACCATTACCAACCAAGGTAATTAAACATTTGAAAGAAAATCCAAACCTCTATGTTATTTTTTTAAATGAGCACGAGGTGGAAACTGAAGAAACCGTTATTGGAATTGAGAAGTGGGTGATAGATAAAGGAATCGACCCAAAACAGATATATGTTATTAATAACAATTATAATTTAAAGAAGTACAAAGAGGATAACAATTTAAGTTTGAATGTTCATACCATTAAGTTCTTACCAATTAAAGTTGCTAAGGAGTTAGATATGTACGATACCGATTTTATAACAGATAAACAATCTGAATTTTTTGTTTCACATAATAGGACTCCAAAAGTTCATAGGTATGCTCTTTTAGTTTTACTTAAAAAGAACAAATTGTTACAAGAAGTTGATTGGTCTTTGGTGATGGGGTGGAATCATAAAATGGATATGAAACACACAACTATAACCACTTTTTATCACGAATTATTTACAGAAAAAGAAATTCAAAAAATGAAATCTGAGATTGATTTTTTTGAGGAGATTGACATTAAAAAAAGTAGATACGAAGATAATATTGATTGGTTTGATAAAGATTGGGATAGTCACGTAAAGAGTCTTCCGTTTCACATTGAGTGGAATCGAGTTTATGAGAAGCAAACATATGAGAACTCATACGTTAACATAACTACGGAATCTTGTTTTAAGAGGGATAATGTTGTCCATTTAAGTGAGAAAACATTCAAACCTCTTTTCTTTAATCAATACCCACTTTATGTTGCAAGTATGAATCACGTAAAAACTGTAAAAGACGTTTATGGTTTTGACGTGTTCGATGATATATTAGACCATTCATATGATTCTGAATCTGACCAAAGAAAACGATTATTCAAATTGTTTGATGAGATAAAGAGAATATATAAAAATAAAGACAAGTTCATTTCAAATTACATCAACCTAAAAGATAGATTTGAAAATAATAAAAAGTTAGTACTGGAATTATTAAATAACAAAGATGATGTGGAATTTTTCACATCACTAATCGAAAATAAGAAAAAATAAATGAAAAAAATTTTAATTACAGGTTGTTCAGGTTTAGTCGGTGTTCATTTGGTTAAGGAATCGATTATGAGAAACCATTTAGTTATTGGTGTTGACAAAGTTAAATCGGAACATTTACCAGAATCTGATAGGTTTAAGTTTTATGAATTAGACCTTATGAATGATGAGAACATTACAAAATTATTTGAGGAGGAAAAACCAGATGCGGTATTCAACTGCTTCGGTGTTAAGGGTTCACCATTAAAAGCTAAAACTCAACCGGTGGACTTTCTATATCCATCACAAAAAATCAATACCGAAATAATTCACCAATGTGCAAAAAATAACGTTTGGTTAGTTTTTGTAAGTTCTGTTGGTGTTTACTCTCCCGCTGAAAAATTCTTAGAGACTGATGTATGGAAGACATTACCTTCTGAAAATGATTGGTTTCCTGCTTGGTCAAAAAGAATTGGTGAGTTATTGGTAGGTGCATATAGAAAACAATATGGTTATAAAAAATGGACCATTGTTAGACCCGCGAACATATTTGGTGAGTATGATGATTGGAGTGGTAATGGTACTGTAATCTCAAGTATAATTAAGAAAGTATATGAAGCCGAGGATGGTGGTGAGATTGAAGCTTGGGGAGATGGTACACCTGTTAGAGATTTCATTTATGCCAATGACGTTGCAGTTGCTATTTTAAATTGTTACAAGAATAGAGTGAATGACGTAGTTAATTTAGGTTCTGGTGAAACAATAACAATTCAATCAATGATTGAGGAGGTTATTAAAATTAGTGGTAAAAATTTAACCATTAAATGGGATAAGTCAAAACCAAACGGAGATATGCGTAGACAAATGGATACCAGTCTTCAGAACGGTTATCAACTATTACCTTTTGTAGGATTTAAGGAAGCACTTAGAAGAACATATAGTTACTATGAAAAACACTATGGTACACTTGAATTGAATATGGATATTGAAGAGTATCTTGAAAAGGGATTTTATGTTGGTAAGGTTCAAGAATTTATAAAAAAACACGAGTGGGATGATTATCTAAAAAGATTAGAAAATATTAGAAAAAAGTCTGAAGATAAGAAAGGTTATGGATATCGTTTTGAATTTAGAGTGCCGACGGACTACTCCGAAGAAGGATTTGATTATGTTAGGACAATTCCCGCAGATGAGATAGAAGAAAGAGAAAAATTCGCAGCGGAAAAAGGTTGGGACATTGTTCAACGTTGGTGGGAGTTGAGAGATAGTGAAGGAATTTTCAATGATGATATATTCTATTTTAGAGATAAGGTATCAAGATTTGTTCATAAGATATATCCTGAAGTAAAAGAATGGAATATTGGGCACAACGATGGGTTAACAATTTATGAAAATGGTGATTTTATTGAACCTCATATTGATGGTCAAAATCCTGATAGATATTGTGTGGTATTAATTTACTTATCAGACGAAAAAGACTATATTGATGGTGGAGGAAAATTAATATTACAAGATAAAGGGTATTATGATGAAGTACTTCCAATTCATTTAAATTTTGCAATGTTAGATTTCTCAAAAAATAATTCAAATCACGCAGTTGAAATGGTTAAGAATGATTTTAGAAGATTTACATACATTAATTTCATTCAAGTTAGGCCGTATTCCCCACCTGCAAGATATAATGGTACTGAAAAAATAGAAGAAGTGTGGGAACCTGATAGTGACGTATGTTATGGTAAGCCATTTGAGATTCCACAAACTAATGATGTAAAAAAAGTTAAAAAAAGTTTAATATGATAAATAAAAATTCAAAAATTTTAATAACCGGTGGTTCTGGTTTGGTTGGGCAAAACTTAACAAATAGGTTAGTGTCCGAAGGATACAACAATATAAGAGTTTCTTTACACACTAGAGAACCAAGAATAAAACATATGGACGTAGAGTATTGGTATTCTGATTTACAAACACAAGAGGGTTGTAAAACCATTACCAAAGATGTTGATATTGTTTTTCATTGTGCAGCATCCACTTCAAACGCTGTCGATACGGTTAACGACCCATTAGCTCACGTAACTCCAAACGTCGCAATGAACAATTTTTTAATCGATGCGGCTTGGAGAAATAACGTTAAACATTATGTATTTATTTCATCGAACACTGTGTATCCACCCAAAGGTGATGAACCAGTAGTTGAAACTGATTTCTTATTTGATGAACCTTACCCCGTTTATTTTCCCGTTGGTTGGATGAAACGTTATGCTGAGGTTCAATGTGAATTGTATGCAAAATACTTACCACGAACAATGAAATGTACTGTCATCAGACCTGCTAATTTGTTTGGCCCTCACGATAAGTACGATTTCAATAAGTGTCACGTAACACCTGCAACTATTCGTAAAGTTGCTGACCAATTAAATCCTATTCCTGTTTGGGGTGATGGTACTGAATTAAGAGACTTACTTTACGTTGAAGATTTTGTTGAGTCATTACAAGTTGTAATGGAAAATGAAACTGAAATGTTTCAAGTATATAACGTTGGTTCAAATAAAGTTTATTCAGTACTTGAGGTATTGGATGAAATGAAGAAAATTGCAAACTACGATGCACCTACTGAATTCATTAGTGGTAAACCTTCAATGATACCAACAAGAAAAATTGATTCAAATAAAATAAAAGATAAGTTAGGTTGGGAAGCTAAGACTTCATTATCAGAAGGTTTAGAAAAGGCCTATGAATGGTATAACGAAAACAAAAACGAATTTAATTAATGAAAAAAGGAATAGTATTTGCCGGTTGTTCATTTACTTGGGGTCAAGGTCTTTATTATTATTCAAAAATGGAGACTCTTAAGGAGCCCGCACCCGAACAATATGAACACAAATTGGTAACAGACGCACATAAACGTTTTATGGCGACTTTAAGATTCCCAAGATTAGTTGCCAATCATTTTGAAACATTTGAAATTGTTAAAAAAGAAAATGGTGGTAGTGAAGACGAATCTTTATTTTTTTTAGACTATATTTTTAGTAATAAAAATGGAATGACTCATTTAATTGAAGAAAAATTTTCATACGAAGAAATTGGATATGCGGTTTTTCAAACGAGTCAACCAGGTAGATGTTCATTTACATTTACACATAAGGGAAATGAACACAAAATGAATTGGATTGGTTCGTCACAAGGAATCCAAAGAATCTTCTTTGAGTGGATGGAAGAAAATGGTATCGGTGGATTTCCTGAATGGTATGTTGAACACTGTAAACAACAAGTTAAAAAAATTAAAGAGACGTTTGAATTTTTGGAGAGCAAAGGTATCAAATGTATAATTCTTAATTGGCAGGATGACTATGTTAAGTATGTTAAGGAAGACCCTTATTTACACGACAGAATGGTCTATCTAAATTATAACGGTACTGAATATACCAATATTGATTATATGATGAGACTTAACAATGGTTTAACAGTTAGAGATGATTTTGACGAATTAGGAGAACATCCACCAAAAGATTCTCACCCATCTAAAAAATGTCATAGAATAATTGCAGACGCAGTAATCAAAAAAATAGAATCATTATGAGTTCACCACAATACACCCCATATAAGGACGCTTTAACTAAATCAATGACTTACCTTGGTCAACAAGAAGATACTGTCTTCTTGGGTCAGCAAATCCTTTGGCACGGTAATCCAATGAGTACAACTATCGGAGAAGTTCCAAAAGATAAGTTAATTGAACTTCCTGTTATGGAAGAATCACAAATGGGAATGAGTTTAGGTATGGCTATGGCGGGTAAAACTGTGATTACATTTTATCCTCGATGGGATTTTTTAATTTGTGCAACTAATCAATTAGTAAATCACGTAGATAAGATTAAACTAATGAGTAATCAAGAATGGAATCCTAATATGATTATTCGTTTAGGTAAGGGGTCAGATAAACCATTAGACCCAGGACATCAACACAGAGGTAGTTATTTAGCATCATATGAGATGATGTGTCCTAATATCAAATTCTATGATTTAAAGTCGTGGAAAGATATCGAAGAGACCTACAAAACGGTGTATGAAAAGGGTGGGATATCTGTTATTGTCGAATATCCTGAGTTATATTACGAAGCATAAAAAAAGGGACTATAAGTCCCTTTTTTATTTTACTCTCCCCAATGTTTTTTACGTAATTCTTGTAAATCAATTGGTTCTCTTTTCATATGACCTCCTTGATTGAAGTGTGCACCTTGTTTAAGATATCCACCCAATAAGTTTCTTCTCATTCTATTTGAATTGTTTGGTTCAGAACCGTGAACAACGTGTGAATGTAATAATACTACTTGACCTTTTCTTAAAAATCCTTCAACCTTTTTGAAATCGTGTCCTTCAGGCATTACACAAGGTTTACCTCTTTCGTTTCTCCAAAATGTTGGGTTGGTTTTAGTTCTTTCTTCATCAACTTCAATTGGTAAAGTTGGTAGTCTATGTGAACCTTCGTAATTCCATACCGCACCATTCTCAGGGTCGTGGTTATCTAACGCGATTGCCGTGTTAATAATCTCATTGTGTTTACAACCAGTGTAGAATGCATTTTGGTGCATATCTCTACCTAATTGTCCCGGTGGTTTGAAATAACACCAAGTTTGTAATCCTACTGTTTTACCTTCCATAAGAAACTCACAAGCTTCTAATACTTTAGGATGACAGAATAATTTTTCAATCATTGGTGAAATTTTATGTGGGTACGCAAATGGGTCCCACTCACCCCACTCTTTACCATCTTCGGTTGTTGTTTTAGACCTTTCATTTCTTAATCGGTCCAATTCATCATTAACCGCATCACATTCGTCTTCGGTTAACAATTCCAATACTGTCCAACCTTTGTATCTCCAATCAAATGTCATTTGTTGGATTTCTAATTCTGTTAAATGTTTGAACATAGTTTTCTTTTTGTATAATTTATTTATTTTTTATCTATTAGTAAATGTTACCAACTAATTTCCCAATCTTTAAATTCCGCAGCTAAACAATCAATTTTGTAATCTTTTCTACCACCAACAATTTCTTGTATTTTGTTTTTAGCGGTATTTCTAATACCATTCAATCCGTGTGTTAGTTCTAACTGATTACCTTCTTTGATTCCTTTACGATAGTTAGATTCGTTGTGCCAAATATGTAAATTCATCTGAGATAAAACAACAATAGCTCTAATAGTTTCGGCGGTAATTTTCCCATCATTGTCATCAAGTAGTAATTGAATGTCGTGTAAAATGTCACTAATTTCCTGACCATATTCTTCTTTGTGCTCCGTAATAAAAACTTCTTTTAATTGTGATATACTCAACCTATCAACTAATTCAGCTAATGTTGGTAAATATTTTCTTTCACTCATATTAAATTCTGTTTGATGTTAAAATATTGATTATGATACTTTTGAAATTCAACAAATGAATCAGGTAATCGATATAATTTATTTATTAGATTTGAATGATTGTGTTCAACAACTTCTCTCATTGACTTGAACCATTCCATTTTATTTTTAACTGAAATTGTCTTTTTAACACTTTCGATAATTGCTTTCATTCTCTCGTGTGTTGGTAAACTATCATAGTCTTCGTCTAAGAATTCAGAGAATGTTTTATATCCCATTTTCTTCATCATTGCGAGACTATCTTTATTACCCATCACCATCCAAGGATGTCTACAAGCAATTGGTTTATAAAGTTTCTCACTTAAGAACATTGTTTCATCACTATCACCACAATGCGCTTCACTTACAACACTAACCCAACTATCTAAACAAATCTGTTCATTTAATCTCCTAATGTAGTAGTTGTCGTCAAATTCATTATTGGGTTTCTCATATATCAATAATGGTAATGGTTCATATATTTTATCAACAACCTCATCCGACATATATTCACCTTCAAATGGGTACTGATGTTTAGGAAATTGATTCATACTAACCAAACCATCTTTTAGAATATCATTATCAAACATATAACGATAAAACCAAACTCTGTGAGGTCTTATTCTTTTATTCAAACAAGAAAAACTTTTAATATTCTTTTTGTTCTTTTTCTTGTATTCTAAATGAGTATCGAAATCTGGTAGTTTTCCTTCCCTATCAAAATGGTAACAGGTCATCCCGACATCTAATTCAAAATGCGCGTATGGGATTACTTTTAACTTTTCTTTTATTTTATTTTCAATGCACCACTTATCATAAATCTCATCGGCAATCATATTACCGGTGACATATACAATACTTGATGGTGGTACTTTATACTTCTTACAATGTGTATGGAAAAAATCCCATAACCATCTTGATTGGTATCCTTCGAAACTTTGGTCTAATAAAAGTAATGCTTTCTTGTTTCTTAAATCACTCAAATATTTTGGGTTAAGATATTCAAACAAACTCTTAACCCTTGATGTATATCCTGTCCAATCTTCAGGACTGTGATTAACCGCAGCAGGAATAACATAGTTTTCTACATCGTTATCCAATTTCAAAAATTGTAAAAAGGATTCTTTATGTGTAAACCCAAAATACATATTCGTTGCATTAATCAACGGAGCATATGTAAATCTCTTTATACCTGATGGATTTACATCAGGACAACTTGTAAAGTTGTGTAAGTTTTCAATATCTTCAAAAACTAATTTCATTAAATAATATTGGGTTTAACATCTGAAACGTACTCACCAGGTTCGAAGTGTGTTATTGCACCATCCGTAACTTGAACATTAGGTATTGAATAATCAACTTTGATTGAATCGTACCATTCAATTAGTTCAGGGTCATTGAACGTTGCTCTGAAATCTTTATTTCTTCTGACATCATATTGTTCGTAGAAACTCTTAAAGTCGTGCCATTGTTTGTCTTTATCCAATTCTGTTTGGTTGTGACCTCTTTCAACAACTTCAATGTAGTCAATCAATCTTTCGATTTGTGCCTTCTCGTGAATACTAAATAAAGGACTCTCTTTATGTTCAGTATACCAATTCTTTAACTTAAGATGTAACTTAGATTTGATATTATCAGGTAATGATAATGGTGACATAAATGACGGCCATCTTAGGATGTTGAAATCAACGTTTGGTCTATTTGGTCCGTACTTCTCTTTTAATACTATCATATCATCTAAGAATTCAGTTATACTGAATAAACAAAGACTATTAATTGTCATCATAATGGTTAATGAACGGAACTTAGCGTTCTCAATAAACTTAACCATATTAGCTCTCCAAATGTCATATTTTAGACCATCTCTGATATAGTCAGCGTGAACACCGAATGATTCATTACTTGTGTACAAATCAAATTCTTTAATTGGTAACTCGTGAGAGATACTAATTAGTTTAAACAACGTAGCTTCATTTAATCCAAGATTTGAGTTAACTGCAAGTCTTAAGTTTTCAGAAGGATGTTGTTTCATCACATCAATGAAATTCCAAAAGTTACGACTTTGTGATGGTTCACCACCAGTAACTCTAATCTCTTGTAAAGTTTTTGATAACTCAGGCCACCATTCTAAAAACGCTTGTACGTATGGATTATTTTCGTTGTGTTTTCCAAATTTTTCAGACCAAGAACCATCCGCATAATATGCACCTGCACTACTTGTTTTGAACTTTTGATATGCTCCGTTCTCTTTGATATCTTTTGCCCAAGTTGTACTATAACCTGAGTTACAATAACTACAAGCAAAATTACAAGTACGGTCAAAACTAACTTCAACAGTTTTTAATAAGATGTCTTCTTCCCAAGGAATCTCTTTAAGTGCTGCTATTTCTTCTTCAGTATAGATTAAACTCTTATATACCCTATCAGAAATGTTATCACGACCAATATCTTCAATCTTCCAACAATATGAACATTCAGCAGGTCTGATACCTGTTAACATCATCTTTCTTGCAATCTTCTTGTGTCGAGTATTATGTAACGCTGAAGGATTTGTTTTAATCTCTTCTAAATCAATAGGGTGTGGTAAAGGAAGATGACAGGAATTTGTGTATCCGTGTCCTAAATGTAAACTAGCATTGTACCACTTAGCAGCACAGAAACTTTTACTAATACAGTTTAGATTTTTATTCCTCCATTCTCTTAGTTCGTCGGACATATTTTTGGTTTTTAATTATAATATACGGAAAAAATCTTATAAAACGAATTTTTCAGGTACTTTTTCCAAGAAATTATTATTTTTAGATTCATCGAAAATAATTCCGATGTTATTAATTGTATTAAAGTTGTATAGACAAAGAATGTCTTTGTAATTTGGATTAGATATTAATTTCTCTCCTTGAGTTTCATAAATTGATTTTGCCACTTTAATATCTGAAGTTCCTCTTACAATTGAAAAATGATATATGTCATATTCTCCGTGATGTCTATGTTCCTCCACGGGTGAGCCAGGATTAGCACATCCTAAGAACAGACCGCTATATTGATAATCATCAATTAAATTGTTTTTAAATCTTAGTTTATTGGAGACTTCGAAATTCACATATAAAGTAAATGAGTTTCCTTGTCTTGCAATTGAAATTTTAACTGGTCTGTTCAAGTCGGTATGCTTTAATCCGTTGAAAGATGCGAAATTAAAATCATCCCAAGTATTATCGTCTCCCTTTGTCCAAAATTCAAATGCAAGAATTTTACTTTCATTATTATAAGTTACTCCGATGTTTTTACCGGGTTTACCAAATAAAGTACAAATGGGGTCTCTTCTATAAAGGTCCAATAATCTAATTTCTGCGGTGATTATGTACGAATCCTCATACAGAAAAGTTTTTATTTCCTCGATATCAGTTTTGTTGAATTGAGTTACATATTGATTATCGTGGTGAGTATCTAAATCCCACTTATACATTACCCAAAAAGGTTCTTTATACTTTATTCTCATCTCTGATGTTTTTTATAAATTGAGTCAATTCAGGATAGTATTCTTCACAATCCATCCCTCTTCTTATTTTATATTCGTCAATAAACTTAACAAAATCTTTTTTCTCTTTTTCAAATGAAATGTCTGAGTTAGAATCTGTTATGAATATTTCTTTTATTCTTGTTATTTTTTCAATCTCCTTGGTTGAGAATCCAACATCGTCTACTGATTGTTGTTCATAAAAATTTAAACTTCTATATGTTGAATAGAATTTCATAAACTTCTCACACCTATTAAAATATTCCACATCCAAATAATCTTTCAATACTCGGAACCCTAAAAAGTCAGGATATCTTAGATATGATGTATCCAATATGAGTGCAGAATTCCAATATCTTTCTTTATTAAAATGTTTAAGTTTTAAATCATAAACTTTTTTAATTAAAGACTCATATGA